AAAGATTCTTCTGACTATGCAGGTGATTAGTAATGAATCTCACTGAGTATTTTTATTCATTGCCGCAGATAGATAAGCCATATAACAAGTATGCTTCATACTCACTTGCTTTTAACAATCCATATAGATTAATAACAGGCTATGACGTTTATCGTTATGATAAGTTTGATGCTTATTTCAGATCATTTGTATCTGATAATGGTAAGTGCATAGTTATGCCAAATATTCTTAATGGAGAAGTCATTGGTCTTGTAGTAAGAGCAATTACAAGCAAGCAGTTTCGTTATCACAGTGAGTGCAAGTACATACCATACGGAGCTGGAGTAAATTCTAAGCCATTCTATAAGCCATGGGTAATTGTAGAATCAGCCTTAGACTCAGACTTTTTAAGGAATTTCTATCCATTTGTTATAGCTACAAATGGCGTATCAGTATCAGTTGATTGCATGAATTTCTTAAAAGGTACAAGCAGTACTGTTTATTGCGCATTTGATAATGATACAGCTGGAAATGAAGGGTTTCATAGAATATGCATGAAACATTCTGGGTCAGACAAAGACTTTCATATTAAGCGTCTCAAGCCACCGTCAGATTTATGCGGTACTCAGTTAAAAGACTATGGCGATGTTCTTGAATTTCTGTTTAAGAATGATACACTTACATATGACTGCTGTGTATCGTTTATTAAGTTTTCATTAATGAATCTCTAGTCGCAGTGTATATTAAAAGTATAGACTTTAGACATTAAACTTTAGGAGATTTATATAATGGCTAGACGGAAATCAGATACGAATAGCGCTCCAATACCACGTATATGTGATTTTTTAACAGATGGAGTACCTAATCAGCAGTGCTGGGATTATATTTCTACATTAGCAAGCGTAGTTATTACAAAGTACTTCTATAAGTATTTAGAGCACTTTAATAAAGAAGATCTATGCTCACTGGCTACAACAGACTGTGTAGCTTTCTTTAAGAAAGTTGCAGCTAGTAATTCAGATGCAGAGACTAATAATCTTAGGAACATTCTATTTACTAGAATTCGAAATTCTGTTTCAAACTTTGTATTTAGATCTAATCGTCTTGTAAGTACAGAAGATGAAGTTCTTGATAGATGCGTAGTATATCCAAAGTCATTTGAGATTAAGTCAGATCTCATTGACATGCATGATCTTACTATTGATTCGATAGACTCATTTAGAGATATTTCACGACGTACTTGGGATTTATTTAAGAGTAATGGCTCTCATAGTAAGCAAGACGGGATGCTTGATGATGTAAAAGACTGGGAAGCTTATTCAGAGGTTAAGAATATGAAGACTCCATGTGATTTGATTTCAATTTACGATGATTATACAGAAGATCAAATAGAGAATTTAGCAAAGTGTTTAGATGCTTCTTTGGGGCAGAATTATTTTAATACACTATATCAGTTGCTTGGAGATAAATTCCTTCCATTTTTGGATGTCTTTCAGGAAGACAAGTTCAATATCCCATCGACTAGTTACATTAAAAATCTTTTGACTGACTTATCTATTTTAGAAGATCATGATGATGGCCTTAGTGTAGAAGATTTATCTAATAAATATGATAAGACTCCAGCAGTTATAGATCGAATTCTTAAATCAAAAGACGTGTTAAAGCCATGAAGAATGAACTTAAAAAGAGAGATGATAAGGCAAGAGATATTATTGATGCTGCAGTAGTTGCTGACATACCAGTTGAGTTAAGTAATAACTTGACTTTGTTAGCTCGAAAGTTGGCTGCGTATCTAAGCTATTTCTCTGCTGCATCTCTAACTAGATTAAACACACTGAATAAGTTTATTTCTGAAGCAGAAGATAGACTATATAATGTAGATGTTCAGAAGCTTGATGTTAAAGAACTCAATGCTAGATATAAAGAGGCAAAGAAAGCTCAGGCTGAAATTATGACTATTTGTAGTCAGATATCAAAGCAGGCTATTGATACAGATAACACTGCTCGTGTGGATGAAATTTATAATTTGCTTCGCGGCATGTCATCGTCGACATTACAGCAGTTGAAAGAAGCCCTGACAGACTCAGAATCTCCTAGTAATGAAGGCTAAGTTATGTATACTTCATCTTCTATATCTAGTTTATATAGTTAATAACAAGATAGGAGATGAAGCTTATGAACATTAAAGAGTGGCGCAATGCTTGCCAAGAAGATTGGCTTTCTGTAAATCATAAATATGACATTGCTTCTAGAGAAATTCAGAAATCATTAAAGTATAATCCTGATCCTAATGCTACGGTTCGCCATCATCTTCGTGATACTGAAGAACAAAGAAAATATAATGACGAACACTATGAACTCTGGGGCTTTGAGATTGATGAAGATGGTAACGAACATTTTGAGTATGGTAAGTATATCATCTTTGTAACTCCAGAAGAGCATTCAGCTATACACACAGTATCAGAAGAGACTAGAAAAAAGATAGGTAATTCTCAAAGAATTAGACTTTCAAGAAAAGACGCTAGACGCGGGCGTGAGTTTAAGAAAGGAGACATTCCATGGAATAAAGGACTGTCACCAACTGAAGAGACGCGAAAACGTATAAGTATAAGTAGAAAGGGTAAGTGTGTAGGCGCTGCACATCCATTCTATGGTAAACACTATGATGAAGAAACTTTACAGAGAATAAGAGATAAATCTAATGCTTACTGGTCAATCGAAGAGCATCGTAGACAGCAAAGTGAACGATGTACTGGCAGAAAGCAATCAGCAGAAACTATAGCTAAGCGAGTTGAAAAGTTATTAGGTCATAAAACATCTGAAGATACTAGGAAGAAGATTAGCAAAGCTAATTCAGGTAGAAAATTTTCCGATGAACATAGGAAGAAGCTTAGTATTGCTAGACGTAAGCGTATCACTACAGATGAAACTAAATCAAAGATGTCAGATTCTGCTAAGAGAGTTATGTCAGATTTAGAACATAGAAAGAAAATATCTGACACAGTTAAAAGACAAAAGCAAGAGAAGAAAGCACTATATGATGAATATAAACTTTCTGGTGGTACTTTAATGTGGAATGATTTTCAGAGCTTTTTAAAGCATCACTTTAAGCGAAACTATGTTCCAACTCTTATTGAATTGAAGAATGCTTTAACTGACGACAGTGAAGGTTAGGTTATATGATCGCAGATTTGATAGACACTGATTATAATGTTAGACTAATCACAAGAAATGTTATGTCAGTGTTCTCATCAAATTCTGATTATGTAGCCAGCTTTGCTTATAAGATAAAGCATACTAAGTACACAGTAGATAATGAGTTACTGGTGAAGTCTGAGGACATAGTAGCATTCATTAGTAGGGATTACAACGTTAAAGAAAACATATTTCGATATATTAAGAAGCGATTTAATGTTGACAAATTTTCTGAGTACTTGAACTTCTTTGGTAAGAATCATTTGCTATGGCTTCATTTTTCAGACTTATCTGACAAAGATAGACTTCTTGTTGAGATTCTGATTGCACTTTCTAAAGATAAGAAGATCACTTTTTTAGATTACTTTGATGATGCTCCATTTGCCAAAGACTTAATTTCTTTGCTATTTAAGATTGGTCTTGAAGATAAATTGATTATTTATCCATGCATGAAAATTTCATTTGGTTTAAGTAATTCTACATGCCAATGCTATGTACGAGATAGAAATTCAGCTAAAGTGCAGTCAAGATTTTCTGAAGAATATCTAGCTGAAGAGCTTCAGACGTCAGATGTTAGATATGACTCAGATAGACCACTTGTATACAGAAAGAATGATGATTATCTTACTCCAATATCATATAAATATTCATTGTATGAGCTGTTGACAATTTTCTTGTTTAGCATTAAGATGCTGTGTATAAAAATATTCAATTGGAGTGTAAGATGTCGTTAGATTTTACTCGGGATTATTCCAATCATGTTTTGCTAGATAATAAAGCAAAATATAGCAAAATATACAAATTACCAAAAGAATCAGATGTCGTTGATATTGAAAAAGGTGATATAGTATTGCTTCAAACACCGTGCGGTAAGTGGGGCTTGTTTATTGCTTTATCTGCTGCTGATGAAGATGGTACTCTTCATTTGTCAAAGTATACTGATCAAGAATTTATTTCGTTCGATAATTACCTAGAATCAAACGCTGCAACAAGTACAATTACTACAACTTCAGTTGGTGGCTGTGGTTGTGTATAATTAGTTAACAGGTAGCGTCTTATGGTATATACATAGTGTGTATAACGTAGATGCTAACTACATAGGAGAATGTACAATGGTAGTTTCAAATTCAGATTATTGTGGATTCCTTAATGAATGTGAAAGCTTAATTACTACAATTAAGAATTACATCGAATTCGCTGATCATTTATCTAGCTTTCTTTCAGTAGAAGAAAATGATGAAGATGGCAACATTACAAAGCTTGTTCCAATGTCGAGAGAACATTTTCGTACACTAAAATCAACTTCAAGTCAGATTAGCTCATACGCTGATAGACTTAGTTCATTGTTTAGTAAAAATGAGCGTATGGTTGATTCAGTAGCTAGATAAGTAAACTATTCTTAATATAAAAGTCCTAGATGATGTATATTTGTCTAGGACTTTTTAATTTCACTATTATAAGTAGAGATACACAGATGATTCAGATAGTCAAATCTTTGCTTGGGGTTTCAGACACTGAGTTTTATAATGAGCTTCAAATCATCTTATCAGATGATAATAAAAATATTCTCTCATCAGATGAGAAAGATGTATTTAACTATTTAACAAGAGAGTATAACAGTAACAAGCAATTTCCTACTCAAGAAGTATTTCTATCAAAGTTTCCTCAATACCGTGATCAGCTAAATGATTATGAGCCGTTCTCAATAGTTGACTTTAGATATTATAGAAAGCAATTTGTAACAAAGCACTTAAACATCTATAAATCTAAAGTGTTATATAAGATGGCTTCAGATGCCGCAGTTGGTGGTATTACACCAGAGATGGCTGAGACTGTTCGTAAGCAAGCAAACTTTGATAATGATGTAGTAGAAGAGCAGTTATCTTTTCGTGAACGCTACATGCGTAGTATGAAGAATAATGCTGGTCTTAAAACATATGTAGAACAGATTGATGATGCTATTGGGTCAATACCAAAAGGTGCAATGTGCACATTAGCCGGACATACTGGAAGTTTCAAAACTACGTGGGCTGTCAATATGGCAGTGAAGAATGCTCTTGAGGGAAAGAATATTGCTTATATCTCATTAGAAGTTGCCGAAGATCAGTTGGAGTATTCCATATTGAGTTTGTTTTCAAATGATCAGAGATTTACTAGAATGGGATATCACCCATTAGATCATCAAAAGATTAGAAAGAATGAGCTTTATGAAGATGAGTTAAACTTTTTATGCGACGTTTTAGAGCCAGAGTATCAGAAATCTATCGTTCCGAACTTGCACATTGTAGATCGTTCAAGATTTAAGACTTATTCAGAAAGTGAGTTTATTGATGTTCTATACCAATTGGATGACGAAAAACCATTAGATGCTATATTTGTTGATCACGTTGGAGAGCTTGCATTAAGAAGTCCGCTATATAATGGTAGTAACACAGGGCCAATCATCAATAAATACGTGTCATTCTTTGGTGAACTTACTGTCGACTTTAGAAAGAAAGATGGTAAAAAGCGCCAAGTGTCTACAGTATTATTAGCGCAGACAAATAGAACTGGATTTAAAGCAGCTGCAGCGTCATTTAAGAAGCTGTCTACAGTTACTCGTCCCGGTGGTAAGAATAATCAATTGACAACTCAAGTTGAGGGTTATAGCACAACTGCATTATCTGATGCCAATGAGCTTGAAAGATTCTCATCTGTTGTAATGACAGTATTTGTTGATAAAGTGCTTATTGAATCTCATCAAGCATATGTGCAGGTTATTAAGTGCAGATACTGCTCACCAATTGCACCAATACCAGTTGACATAGAACCTTCTACGTATAAATTTGGCGGCGATGCTTCTGTTGATGAATCTGAATTATCTGTAGATTTAATTGACTCACTATCTTCATGCGATATTGCTCAGAAGCCAGCTGGTACTAATATTGTATCAGACTTTGATGATGAATTTGGTCTGTGATTAAAAGACAGCCACACATATTGTATAATATAATGTAACGCTTATTTAGCAATCACTTTGTATAACTTTTTGGAGCGTAATGTTATGGCTAAAGCAGCAGCTGATAAAGAAAAGAAAAAGACAGATTTTTCAAAATTATATTCAGAAATGATGGACCTTACTTGTAAAGAAGAGTCATTCACTCCCAGTGGGAGTATTATTCTTGATGCTGTAATTTCAAATGGTAAAGGTATTCCAGCAGGTACATTTATTGAGATCGCGTCCGAATCAGGCTGCGGTAAATCAACAATGTGTATTCATATTGCAAAGAAATATTGCTCACAGGGAAAGCGAGTAATCTACATTGATACTGAGCAGGGGTTAAACGGTAATCAGATTGATTGCTTTGGAATGAGGCAGTATGTAGATGATATGCTGTTTATTCCAGTTAGACTTCAGACTTACGGTGAAGTTGATGACTTTTTAATGAAAGTTCTTGAAGACAAAGATGTTGCACTTATTATTTATGATAGTATTACAGCAACAGTTCCAGGGCGTTTAACAGAAAAGAACGTAGATGAGATGAATGAACCTGGTGTTGCAGCTCGTATTCAATCTAATTTCATGCAGAAGTTCAAAGCTCGTTTTAAGAACACTGATAAAACTGTGATCTTTGTAAATCAACTACGAACAAAGATTGCAATGGGTTATGGTCAGGTTACTAAACTTACTCAAGCTGGTGGTCAGGCTTTAGGTTATTACATGGATGTTAGAGTAATGCTTAAGAAAGTAATGATGCTTGAACAGACTTTGCCGGGTTATGATAAGCCAGTTCCGTATGGATGTGATCTTGCTATTTGGTGTGATAAAAATCGATATGCTCGTCCATTACTAAAGAAAGTAATCACAATTCATTTTGGCAAGGGAATCTCTAATGCTGGCGCAGTTAGATCAGTGCTAGAATATCATGGAATCATCGAGAGAGTGCTTCGTAAAGGTTGGAATGTTAAATATCAGGGTGAGACAGTTCTAGTGCCTAAAGATGAATTAGAGACATTTTTAAAGGACCATCTAGAGTACTTTGTTGAACTTGCTGATTCACTTGGCGGGATTGCTCTTATTCCAAATGAAGAAGATGAAGTTGTTGATTCTGAGGCTGAGCTTACTGCTGGATCTTCTTGCGATATAGATGATGTAGATGATACTGAATAGTTTATTAGCATGATCTTATAGATAAACCCTCTATGAAAGTATATCAATTCATAGAGGGTTTAATTTTATATCTTAAGAGAGTATAGACATGCCTGATGAAACACCACCAAAAATTACATACACTGCTGATGATCTAAAGACAAAACAAGCAATAAGTGAGCTTTATGGCAAATGCATAGCTATAGATTCATCATGGACATACAATTCTAATGACTCAGAGGGGTATACTCCACTTTGTTTTGCGGCTATGAATGGTATTAAGCCAGATAAGATTGTTTGCCTTATAAAAGAACATGGTTGTGCGCCGTCTAAGAAATGCGGTAAAGGTAAGACTCCACTTCAGTGCGCAATCATGTCTGGCTGTAAAGAGTCAGTTGATGCTCTGATTGGTAATGATGTTTATGTGTATGACGATACAACTGAAGAGGTAGTTGATTCTACAACTGAAGCTCAAGAAAGTGAACAGCCAAAGAAGGATGCTGATGATAATCCAGTTCCAGCTCGCGACGATGAAGATAACGTGATATATATAAAAGATACTAATGGAGTAGTTTATCCACTAGATCCAAGCAATCTTAAAGACCCTTTATCTGTTACTGCAGAGCCAGTGACTCAGCAACTAGGTAGACTTGTAAAAGATGGTGAAGTCTTTCCAATTCCGCCAGAGTTAGTGAGCTATAACATAGTTTATAAGTACGAGGATGATGGTACACATTCGCCAATGCGTGATGATGAAGGTAATCCTATAAAGCAGTGCAACGCTGATGGGTCAGAGATTCACAAGAAAGACGAAGAATGTAAAGACATACGAAACAAGTTTGAGTATGTGTGGGACTATGAATATCAGCCACAGTATGCTGTAGCTTATCTTAAAGCGACTACTAAGATAAATACACCAGCTACTGTTACTAAAGCCGATTTGAGTGAGGCTGCCAAGCTCCCAAAGTCTGATATTTTAGAAGCTCTTGGCAGTAGAACTAGCTTTTCTGACTATGCCGAAATTACTGATAGCTATGACATTACACTTCTTTATTCAGCGTGCATGATGTCGTGCTACGCTTCTGTTGATTATATTCTTGGCACTCTTGTTAAAACTAATAGAGCCTCATATATCCTTAGAGAATGTGGCACAGATGATGATAGTAAGAAGTCTGCATTAGCTGTTGCTGTTGATAATGAAGATGAAATGCTAGTTGAAAAGCTATGCCACTACTTAGTTGGTAGTTCATCGCTTGGTGATGTGTTTGAGATTGCTTTTGCTCATGAGTGGCACTCAGTAGTAAATGCTCTGCTGCGTTATTCTGTAACAGACGATAACATTTACAGCTGGCTTAGCGAGAGCTATACTTGGGGTAGTGGTCCAGGCAGTAGATTTATTGTGAAATATATTGAGTATGAACATAATGATAAGATTTATGATCTGCTACTTAAAAATTATGACATATCAAAGTTAGCCACATTCACAAGCAATCAATGCTACAATATCATTGCGTATCTGTATAAGAAAAATAAAGAGCCATTTAATAATGGAAACAAGTTCAATACACTTATCACTGATTCACGACTTACAAACGTCTATGATGGAGTAGTAAATGTATTATTTAGTGATGGCGAAGTTGATTTAAAAGATGTATGCGATATCGCAGATGATACTAAAAGAAATAAATGCATTGACAAGGTATTCACATCACCATACAATAAGCAGCTGTTCTCTAGTCTTGTCAACACTGAATCAGACAATAGAGATAACGTTATCAGCCATTTATATCTCAATGAATACTTTACTCTTCAGAAATTGGCATATCTATGCACAAATCCATCAGACTATAATAAGTTCAATGGTATAATTGACATTCTCAATGTAAGTTTGTATACTGTAAATTCTGAAATCACAGATAATGGTGAATTTAAGCAGCAATACATTGCTCATATGATTGACTGTAATAAGACTAGTCTTAGTGAGATTGAGAGCGTTATAACAGACGCAGATCTTAAGAGTTCGGTTGTCATTAGATCTTTCAAAACAAACAAGAGCAGTGTTCCAGTTAGTGACATCATTAGTATAATTACACCAGCGTCAACAATATGTAGTATTCTAAACAGCTTATATGATGACAGCGGTGATGGAAATGCGCTTGAGCTAGAAGACATATATACAATATATGATAATTATTCAAGTGATTTATCTGATTTGAATGATGATCTTAAGCCATTTATTGGTAAAATGAAGTATAGTGACAAAGCTATCGCAACCGATTATTATTGGGTATATCAGTTTAATAGCCACTCAGACACTAATTGGTATGATCCACAGTACTGGCCAAGCCTCCCGACTGAATCAATGAAGAACGATGATCTTCAGCCAATTAGCGGCTCTGGTCAATACACTGATGTGAAAATTCTTGACAGTGATAGTACTGCGCCATTTACACCAGATTCATTTAGATTATATACGTATAGTTCTAAGCCTGGATTCTACATGAGCCCTGAACATAGCGTTGACAGTGACATAAATGGTGTAATAGTTTCATTCAACGCGTCTGTTGGTGTAGATACTTTTATAGTTCCTAAAGGTGTTGTGTACACAATAAGCGAAGACACTCATGAAATTAAGTGGAATTTAGATCACTTATTATATAAGCTTCTTAGCGGTGTAAGTGCGCGATGCTACATAACAGATGAGGCATCTATTAACCATGCGCCGATTGCTCATCCTGAAGCATCACCTACTACATGTCATCAGGGAGCTATTATTACATTACATGCAAATGCATCAGATCCAGATAGTGATGATACAATAGCGTACGAATGGTCTTGCAATCATGATGGAGAATTCTCAAGTACATCTTCAGCAAATCCTACTTTTACTATACCAGCTAATCTTACTGGGAATGTTACTTACACATTTACAGTAACAGTTACAGATAATTTCGGAGCATCTAGCACAGCAACAACTTCAGTTAATGCGTCATATTATGCAAATACAGCTCCGCGAATTACTGTACTTACACCTCTAGTTGAAGGTAACCCTGGAGATACTGTTACATTGAGCATATATGTTATTGATGTTGATGGTGATAGTTATACTGTTGTTTGGAGTGGGCCAGAAGCAAGTCATCTTATTTCAATAAATGATGAGCAAAAGACATTCAAAATACCAGAGAACACAATTCCAGAGACTACTTACGTATTTACAGTAACTGTTACAGATGATTATAGCAACGTAAGTACTGCGTCAATTACTGTTAAAGTAGCTACGCCAACGACAATTGGTACAACTGCATTTACATCTGGTACATTTGCAGTTGATCTAGATCCAGGTACTTTAGTTTATACCACTAAGAGTGCCGGAGTAGTAACGCAACATTCAGAGATTACAAAAGACCAGTGGAGCTCAGTATACAACAGATATAGAGTTAACCAAGTACCAAAGTCACCATATTGGACATCATCTAATAAAGTCTTCTATTATGATCTTCTATATTCAGAAGATTCTGACAACTAGAGATTGCATATGAATAAACAAGAAGTCTACTATAAATTTATACTTACAAATTACCATAGTCTTACGTATAAGCCTGGAAATCCAGGCTTTGTACCAACTAATGATGGGACAGATCAGCTTGGTGAAGTTAGAGCTTTGTGTAAACAGTGTCCTGAGAGAGTCATCACTTATGATCAGTTAACAGCTTCTAATCCAATCTCTATGTACGCTAATGGAACTAATGGTTGGACATCGGCAAAGAAAAATACAATCAAGAGCTACATAGACGCTTGGCTTCGTGAGCCAAAGTATTTTAATCTTAGAAATTACTGGGATGCTAACCCATGCCAAGAAGGCGGTATGTCTTTAATGGTGTCTCATACACCAGAAGTTGGCGGTGACTTTGGAGAGTGGACAAAGCTTCGTGTTAATGGGAAAATCGTGTATTTTTCTCTAATGGTGTCATCTGGTGATTTCTTCTATGGATTTACTTTGCCAGATAAAGTGTTAAAAAAGTCTGGCCTAAGGGATAAAATTGTTAATGATCGTTTTCATAGCAACTGGTTCTTTACAATGGAAGAGAAGCTTGCGTGGAAAGATATCTTCAATGTTGATGTCGGGCAAGAGAAACGAGTATTTGTTCAAAATTATTTTAATGAAAATTTCCCATACGGAAATCATGCTGCTCCAAAATTTTTTGTATATTATTATAGTGGGAATAGTAAATATTTACGCGAAAGTGTGTCATGTATAGACAAAAACGGCAATACTCACACTGGTACTAATAAAGACTTTCCACCGCATGCAGAAGTTAGCAGATACTATCTCACTGATAATCCGTCGGTAACTCTTACAAGATCACAGAGATACACGTCATCTGATGTTACAAAAGATGGGTCTCGCTACTTTCTTAATAGTAACACAAGCGTTGAAGTTTCACCTATTCGCACAGTAGAATTATACTCTGATTTTAGTGAAGATCTAAAGAGAGACTTTATAGATCTCGAAGCAACAAGACGAATTTTATATTATGATGATACTCATAACAGTAGTACTCAGTTAAAATATACAGATAATGGGACTACTAGTTATGTCACTATACAGCCAACTGGAGATATTCCTAAAATATTATCTGGCGTTTATTATAACACAGAAATTTCATATGAGCCTCCAGCTATATATGAAACTGCAAAGCCATTACAAATACCATACGATTTATTAAGATACACTCTTAATGACAGACCACCATTTACAGACTGCGAAACAGTTCTTGTTATATGGGTAGCTGATAGTGGCACTGATCCAGATGATGTTGCAGACAATAATGTAAAGGCGCTTCATGATTTGAACTGGCAGCAGTATGCAATTCCGATGTCAATAAGATGCTGCTACAAACAGCCAGTTAGTGGTAAGAAATTTTGCAAAGATAGATTCTTAGTGTCATACCCATGCAAATGGAATGTGAACAAAACACCGCGAGAATCTACATATCGCTTTCATATACGATGTAATGAGGCATACAATAAGAATGAGTTTAGAGAAGCTTTGTACTTGAGAGACTTAGTTGAGTATTCAAAAGACTATGTGATTACATATCAATGTACAACTTATCATGGGACAAGACGTTACGACTTAGATGGTGATGGTGTCAAAGAGACTTCAATAAACTATAATGACGTGTTTAATGTTCAGCGATATATACTTCAGAGACGTATTGTTGATGGTGTAGACGCTTTCAAGAAGTTATATGTTAAGAAGTGCTATAAGAATACATCTATGAATCAGCAACAGCAAGTGTATTATCTTGCTGTGCCTAATGATCAATATAGTATAGTTACAAATAAAGCTAGTCTTGCAGTGTGCTTTACTAAAAAGAATACTACTGATACACTTTTTGTTCCAAGTGAAGTTCTCACTAGAGAAGATCATGAGAACTGGGATTTTGATGATGTTACATACGAAGATGATTACGGCCTTAATGACTGGCGTGTAGACGATAGTCGTTTCATTGCTTTATTTGATGCTAGCTCATCTATATTTAGTACAGTAACTGGTACTCTTGAGCTTGCTGACGCTGATAATCTCAGAAGCTTCTTAATGGCTAAAGTGCCGAATTACTCTTGGGATGATATATATCTTTCATCAATTGGTTTTTCAAACTCAGATCAGATCAATGGTGATTCTTTAATGACATCTAGCAGTGGGTGCACTCACTTCTCAATAGGATTCTTAAACAATCATATTAAAGTTAATAGTACTACTTATGGTAGTAGTATTGGTACAACTAATAAGAAAGTAGTAGTTGGGTTTAAGTATCTACTAGATTCCAAGTATGAAGGTCTATATCATTTCCATTATTATGCAGCATCTCATTCATATAAATCAGTTATTTCTACTTACAACAGTAGTACAGGCGTTTATGATTTAGCTGAAAAACCAGTAACATGCACTGCATACATAATGAATTATACAGCTTAGTAATATCAATATCTAACTATAATAGCTAAGTACTTATTTTGATTATGAAGCTTTAGATGAGTATGTACTATGTCACTTAAATCATTTTTCAGAAATATGTTTGGTCTCTCTAACAGAGTTGAAGTCATTAAAGATACAAATGATGTTAGGGATGATAAGCTTGAGAATATCTTTCTAAACAGAGATAATAACATTCTGACATCTTTGAGGACGCTGTCTAATGATCGACAATCTAAGATTAAAGACTATCGTGAAATGCTCAAAGATGGTGTTACATTATCAGCTGTTGAGCTCATATCAGAAGATGCTTCTCTTATAGATTCTGATACTGGCTTAGCCGCTTGGGTAGAATCTGCCGATAATCCAGACTTTGCAGAGATGATGACATCATTTCTTAAGAACAAGTTTAGGATCAATGATATTATTTATCCACTAGCTTTTAATATAGTCACTTTTGGAGAGTGTTTTGTTGATACTAACTATTCCAATATAGACTATAGAAAAGAGTACAATGTAGGTGATTATTTCACATTAGCAGAGCCAGAAGATGTAGTTCACATATATCGCTATGGTGTTCCTCTAGGCTATTTATATCAGCCACAGAGCAAAGATAAATCAGCTATTGATAATGATAAGCTGCTTCCAGAGCGATCATTTATTCATTTCATCTCTGATAGAGCAAATAGAGATGCACTATCTTCTGATTCATATATCCAGTATGGATCATCATTTCTTGAGGCGGCAAGGCAGTACTATAAACAGCGTCAGCTATTAGATGATCTTTTAATTCTTGCTAGATTAACACGATCATCATTTTATAGATTGTTTTCTGTAGATGTCGGCGCAGCTTCATCACAAGATACAGCAAGAATGATTCGTGAGTTAAAAACTGCTGTTTCATCAAAGCAATCAATCAATGTTAGTACTGAGGTATTTAGTTCAAGATCTTCACCTATTTTAACAGGCGGTAATGTTTATTTCCCAACTCGTAATGGTCAGGGTGCAGTAACTGTTCAGGAAGTTGGCGGTGAAGTTAATGTTTCAGCATTAGCTGATATTGATTACTTTGACGATCGTTATTATGGTGCATTGAAAGTTCCTAAGCAATTCTTAGGTCAGTCAGATGAAGCCCCTGGTGGAATCGGAGATACGACTCTAACTCAGTTAGACATTCGCTATGCAAGAACAGTAAAAAGATGTCAACGCATCATTAAATCTGGATTAAAAGATCTAATATACTGGTATTGTTCTATTCACAACATATTGCCGCCAAGCTTTACTGTTGAGATGCCAAGAATTCTAACAGCTGAGGATACTCGTTTATCAGATATTCAAAAAGCAGAGATTGAAACTACTGGTTCAATCCTTGACTTAGTGAAAAATGTTGATGAAGGCATTTTTGAGAATGCAGATAAAGCTAAACTTATAGCTGCATTACTCAATAGAGTATCTAATGATGAAGACATTATAGATGCTCTTAATTTAGAGCAGTTTGTAAAGAGTGAAGATAAATCTTCAGATGAAGAGTCTCCAGATGAAGAAGCTGGAGATGAGGGATCTGAAGAAGAAGATTTTGATTTTAATATGTAGTTTGGAGGATTGATACTATGACAAAGAGTGAAGCAATGGAGAAAGCTAAACAGATTATCGATAATGACAAGCGGAAGACTATTTTAGAAAAGCGTCTTACTAGACTTGAAAATCTTATTAAGAATGAAAGCGCTGACGATCCAGCAGTTATTTTGCTTGATGCTGCGTCTGATGGTTATATTTCAATGGAATCTTTATGTAGAGAACTTATTGCTCAGATGTCAGTTGATGAACTTTGGTCAGTCTGCGATGCTCTTGATCTAGTTGAAGAATCAAAGAAAGAATCAGATAAGTCTGTAAAGAATGAAGATATGGATGATGTGGACGATGATGATATGGATGACGAAGATGAAAATCCTAGCTACAATTCATATGACATCTGTCGTGAAATTCTTGATCATTATGATGCACATGACTGGATTGGCGAAAGAGATATTGATGAGTATTTAGATACTTACTATGCTGATATGGATGATGAAGACCGTTGGTTTGTTCATGATCGTATGGACAAGTTTGCAAATGTTGATCCATATAGATCAGTTCAGGATGATGATGAAGATGATGATTTGGAAGACGAAGATGATGAAGATGACGATAATCCATACTATGACCCCGATGATGAAGACGAAGATGGGCATTACAATTTCCACTACTGGGAATCACAGAAACGTCATGCAAGAAAAAGTAAATCAGAATCAACTAAGCGACCTGCTAAATGTTCACTGGTCTCTCGTTACAAAAAGTAACTAGTTCAAAACCCGAGATGCTTTAACACCTCGGGTTTTATTGTGTGACTTCATATCAAATACTAATAAACTTTACTGAATTTATTGTGAGATGATATAGTCATGCGTCTAGTAGATATAATAAATAAATCAGATAATCGATCTAAAGAAAGAGCTGCTAAGCAGGGTCTTACTGCAAAGCTGTACAAAGTAGAAGACAATAAGATATTGTATACAGTTACTTCTAGCCAGGGCAACAAGCAGTATATTGTTACAATACAGCTTCTTGGGCTCACCGGAAATAAGCTTCGTTCTCTTAAGGGAGCTATAAATGGAAATGTAAAACTAAGTTGCACGTGTCCAGCTTTTCTCTATCAGGGGTATAAGTACATAATGTGGAAAAGCCAGTCTGGCATTGATAGAGAGATTAGATCTCCAGATAAGACTAACCCAGACAAAGAAGGCATGGCTTGCAAGCATATTCTTGTAGCGCTAAATAAACTTAAGTCTGATTATGATCAGATTTACCAAATGTTTAAGGCACAGATTCCAAAAGGAAAAGATAAGCCTCAGCCAACTGATATAAAAGACAATAGCAAGAGCGACACTCCAACTGAGCTTGACATTAAGATAGTTACTGATTTTAAAACTGCGTGTGATAAGCTTTATAAAGATTACACAGACTTTTTGAGCAGTGATCATCTTAGCGGTGATAAATTCACTGATAGCAAGTTCTATGACAAAGTAGACCCAAGTAAGATTCTTGCAGATCTGTCAAAACCTGTAGCGAAATCACTTAGCGGTAAATTCATTGGTAAGTGCAAATCATTAGTAGACATACTAAAACTTATTGACCAGAAAAAGAATGGTTTTAATGTCATGCTTTCTTCTGACATAAAAGCTCTTACTAATAAGCTAAACTCTGTAGTTCATTCTACTGAAGAATCATACGTCTTTGAGTCATTTATTAATGACATGATTCTTTCACTAATGTGTTCATAATTGGAGGGTCTATGCTATACTATAAATCCTCAATTGGCTGTGTAGAGTATTATGATGATGTTGAGCATGGGCCACTTTTATGCGATCCAACAATGTTATTTATTCTTGGCTTAGAAGCTGTGACTACTCCACAAGAAGAGTATTATAAAGAAGTTCCAGTTATTGATCAAGACACTCATAAGCCAATAATTGATCCAGACACTGGATTACCTGTGACAGAGACTGTTGTAGATGGGATTAGATTGAGACACGTTGTTATTTATAAAGATCGCGTCAATAATGAAGCTGTCTATAATAAGATCATAAAGTATTTTTCAATTCATGGTAAGCCAGAAGAGCTTGAAGATCGCGTTGAGTTCTATTGCGCTGGTCTAAGACAGTTCATGAATAAGCTTACTGGAACTGATTCGTCAAGAATTGCTCCAGTTATATTTCATGACATTATAGAATTCTCTACATTAGGAGTAGAGAATGATTCAGACTATAATGAGATCTATGAAAAGATAACTGATGTTCTTAATAATGCCGGGTGTAAGAATCAGACATATAAGAAGTTAGACATTAAGTCGATGTATTCATATGCACTCGGAGTTCTCTTTGGCTGTGTTTGCTTAGGTTATAATTTTGATGCTATTTGGAATGATGATCCATCTGAGTGGTATGATGGAGAGTATGCTCATTTAGTCTCAAGCGCTAAAAATATATTTTCATTCTATTATTCTCATCAACTATGCTGCATAGACATAGATCCAAAGCTTCGCAGAAAATATCACTCTATACAAGATAATAAAATTTGGAATTTTTCATATGCGCCAACTGGAAAGACTATCTCATTGTATAAAAATGTTGCGCTACTACTTAAAGGGCTTGAGTACATAGATGATAATGGCATCAGATATATCTTAAATAACTCGTCTACAGAAATTCATTCTGGATTTGTTCGTTTAGATAGCTTATATGAGTCAGATGGGGTCACAGAATACAAGTGCAATATAGTTAAAGAAGATCAATATGGGAATCCATTAGTAGATTTAGACGGCAACTATATAGCATGGTATGATAGCAAAGTAAGTAAGTATTGGAATGGCTACACAAAGATGTGGCAAGATGAAGTGCCGACAAAAGCTGAAGAATTACCTCAGGGAGAGATGACTCTTTACTTGGTTCAGCCAAATGAACTTTGGAATGGAAATTACTCAGTGCCTAATAGTGATGGCATTGCAAAGCCCGCCTCAGTAACTTGCTTTGGTGTCTATGGCAACTTCACAGCTACAGCAAAGATCAAAGGCATTGATGGAAATAATTTATCTTTTATAGTACAGCAACGTTCTTATAATTATAAGATTGTCATAATATACTATAATGACGTTCAAGTTTTCAGTCGCACAGTGACTGATTATAATGTTAGACTTGATGATATTGATAATGATTATATAGTGTTCTCTGGTAATTGGCCATATTTTGGTAGTTCATCCGGCAGTTTCACATACTATTTAAGAGGTGGCTTAGATGTTAACGATATTCAAGGCGCTCATCTTTATTATGAAGATGGTACTCAGGCTAAGATATCAGACTATATACCATATAAAATAATTTCAGTGAATAAAAGAATCTACAATCGTATTGGAAGTGGTTGGGGTTACATGGAGAAAGTGGAATCTAATGCAGATATAGATGCGTCTAAACTTTCATTTACATCAGATTCTAGCGGTAATTTGCTACTTTCATATTCTGGTGATCAGCATATTACAGCTATGAGAGGCTTCAGATTCAGCTGGGCATACAACTTATAGCTCACAGTATATCAATAAAGAGAGGCTTCATAGCCTCTCTTTAGTTGTATTTTGGCTTTTACTTTTGCACAGGGCTCAGACGATATGCCAGATAGAATGTTTTACATAGAAGGTAGTTGGCTTACGTATGAGCAGGCTCATAGTTTAGGCTACTCACTACTACCACAGAGACTAGTTACATTTTATTCAGTCAGTAATGATAGTGTAGTTATTAAGCAAGATTCTGGAGATAACACATACTATGATAGTGTTAACCACACTTGGGTAGTAGACTTTGCTGATCTTAATCTTTATAAGAAAGTAAGAAATAAGACATTCTATCGTGGAGAATCTTCAGCTGATTATAGATGCTATATTTCAAGTATTACAGAGTCGACTCCAAATTACTTATTCTATAATTCACTTATTAGAACTCTAAGTGATGCTTATGAGAAATATGGTATAACTTCATACGAATGCAAAAACATCATTCTAGATAGCTCTGGGCTACCTATAGTATGGTTTGATTCAACTACAAGTAAATATTTTGATGATAGAGATGGGTTTCATAGATGGGTAGATTCCATTGGCGATGAAAAAGTCATTATGTATGATTCTTCAGCTACAGAATCTTCTCAGATATATGAGAATGAAGCAGCTGATTATTTCTATATTGACGATTCATTTATTAGTAGAAGTGAATTTTACACTCATGATAACTATGGGGTCGTAAGAGAAAATGTATATGTACTTAAAGATGATGAAGTCTACGGTACATATTATGATTCATACTCAGATGAGTATTGCATTCCAGAAGTAACAGAAATTTGGATAAGTAAAGATGATCTTTTAGAGCTTGGCTACATATTTGTAGATGGCATAGCAGATATGTGGCTATGTGAAACACCTTTACATCTTCCTTGGAAATATCTACCAAGCTCAGCAACTCTCTCGTTTACTAATACCTCTCATTCAGACTTACCAATTACTCTTCCAGAAGACAGAGAAGCCTCGATTGGATCAGAGATAGTTTTACCAGAGATCACTGGTGTTTACACAGACGCTAATTCAATTAGATGGGTTGCTACAAGATGGAATATTGGTGAATTTAATTCTACATTTATTTTGAATGAGAATACTGTAGCAGATCTTGAGTGTGAAAAAGTAAAAGTTACACTTTCATTTGTAAATGCATACTATCAAACTCTTGAGATTCCATTACCAGATCCTAGAACTGTTGATAATGGTGATCTTGTTACTTTACCATCAGTCACTGGTGAGTATGAAGATGAAGATCATATTAAATGGTATCCTTTAAGATGGGACATCGGTGAATTTGGGTCTTCATATTTGCTTAGTAATGATACTTCTGCTGTTATACTTTGTGAGCGGCTACATGTTACATTATCATTCACAAATTTAACAAAGCCAGAGCTTGACATAGCTTTACCAGAGACTATGCATCGGTATTATGGCGACGACATTCTTTTACCAGCATTGTCTGGTTTATATAGAGATGAAGATGGGTATGGCTATAGACCTATAAGATATGACATTGGTGCATTTAATACTCTATATAGAACATATGTTGATACTGTAGCAGATGTAGTTTGGGAGCAGATTATTGAGATGCGAGATAATGCAATCACTGGTTATATGCCTGGTGAAGATGTTAAGCTCGTGTCAGATGGCATAATGATTTACTCACCAATAGAGTGTCCACCAACGCCGTGGCTATATAACCCAGAGATTGATGGATTGATGCTATTTGGTGGTAGGATTAAGAAGTGGGATTCTTCTTATGAAGATCACTACATAGTATTCCCTGAGAAGCAAGATACTGAACCTGAGGGACAGTTTATTGGCGGTACTATAAGATCGCGTGGTAACCTAGAAAATCGCAATATTGAATTTGAGTGTTTCCCATCTAGAGTTTCAGAAGGTATTTATGAATATACACCTTTGCCGTCTACGCCAAAATCATGGTTATATAATCCAGAAATCGATAATTTAGATCAATTTACTGGTAGAACTAAGAAGTGGGATTCATCTTACACTGATCATATAGTTATATTCCCTGAGAAGCCAGATTATGAGACTTATGAGCAAGCTGCTACAGGTACAATCCGTAAACGTGGAAATCTAGCAAATAGATTTATTTTATTTACAGATGTTGAACTCTCTGGCATAGTAAATTATGCACCACTACCAGCTGTTGCAAAGCCATGGCTATACAATCCAGAGATAGATAATCTTACTGCATTTACTGGCAAGATTAAGAAGCATGATCCTACGTGGGTATTCCCTCCGGCGCCAGTATTCCCAGAAAAAGACGATCGTGAGCCTGAGGGACAGTTTATAGGTGGGACATATAGAGTTAAAGGCAATTTAGCAAATAGAGAAATTCCTATTGATGGCTTGTTCGGCTTAGGACATATCTCTTAGCATTATATATATTATGGAGTTTATTATGGCTGGATTTTTAATGAGAAAAGCTACATGGCTTGGCGCTATAGAAGGCAGCACTGTTACAGATCGTGCAAAGTGGTTACTAAAGACATTTGCTAATCTTTTATTGCAGACAAATCCTGGTGGTGTAGTTGGTGAAGGTTGGACATTAGATCCAAGAAATCCAACAGTAGATGATATATATGAGCCAGTTTCAGGTAGAGCTTTTATTCTATTTCTTATTTCAAAATCTGGTGCTAAGCTTATGCTTGGCTATAGTTTAGACGGTATAAAATTTTCAAAGCCATTTAGCGCATCAAACAATTTGTATATGGATGGCTTATTTTTTAGCATGATACCAGCTGGTAGTTCATCTGTGTTTGGCACTACTTATGGTCAAGATGATTTTATACCACTTGATGCTACGTGGCCGACTGCATTTTCACTGCATAGTAATCCAAGCAGCGCCCCATCATTATCAAACTCATATTCATTAGCTTACCGCTGGGAAGCCAGTTATACTTATCACGCTGGTATACTTACAAATGGTGATATTATATTATTTAGACTTTGGGATGGCTCATATTATGGAAACATGATTATGATTGGCCCTATAATAAAGACTTTAGCTCACCCAACAATGGATACATTGCCAACAAGCACAATGCTAGTATGGAGATTAACGCAGTATTCAAACGATCTTCACTATTATGAAGCTGGTAGAATGTCATATTGGGGCTCATCACAAAATAGTGATAGTCCGTTAGTTAGTATTGGATCTAGTGCCTATTATAATAGTACTTGGAAATGTGATTTATTTAGAGCTGATGGTGAGCATCTGACTAATTATACCACGAATGTATTTTTCACTGGTATGACAGCACTAACTGGTACTAATGTTGCTAATGCGACTATCACTGGATTTTATAGATGGGTAGCATTATGTATAGGAGTTGCAACAGATGACCCAACGGCAAATTATATAGTTAGAGGTGATGGTTTTAAGGGTTACTTAGACACTGATTTTATACGATACACTTCTACTGGTGGTAGATTAGATGATGGTAACTTTTATGGCTTAGGTAATTTGGCGTTTGGCTGGGACCCTTCAAATGAGAACTGGTAATTAGTATCTAGAGGTTATACTATGGCTGATGATAACATTAGAGTTTATTTCTACAATGGAGAATGGCGTGAATTTGATTATCTTCATGATCACTATGGTATAACCCTAACGCCATCTACTCCAACTCAAGTGTATGATAATTCACTTCATCCGCATGACGGCTGGATTGAAAATGATTCTGGAAATCATGATTATTGGTTAATTTATCCAGAGCCGACTGAAGATGACAGAACTGGTGAATGGTATACATTAAATGATCTTCCATATTGGATAAAGCTAAGCACTAAATTCAATGTGTACTTAATTGGTCAGCTTCTTCAATTGGATGCATATAAAAGACAGACAAGCGAGATGTATGACTATAATGGCGCGCTAACATCATATGACGTTATGCACAATAATTTTGGGATTACACTTACTCCTTCTACTGTTTACTTTGTAAAGAATGACATTATCAAATGTTGGTATAATCCAGATCATCCTACTGATAGGTACTGGGATGTAGATACAGCTCATTGGTATTATGATGCACCAGAGTATGATCATGATGTTAGTGGCGATATAAACTCCGTCGGTGCCACGGGACTTTTCTTATATTATTCAGTAACTGGGAGGCCAACAAGTTATGGCACTCTTGTTGATGGTAGTAGACTTCAGCCAATTAGTTTGAACATGCCTTTGTCAGGGGATCTATCTTGCCAGCGGCATTCAATAGAACTTACAGGTACGTGGAAGATATTAACAGAGACTGCTGAAACATCTCCTACAAAACCATGTATTGTATTTGCCACAAAGATTTATGATGCTCCACCAAATGAAGATGACAGCTCAACTAATTCTACAACTTCATCCACAGCACCAAATTCTAGTTCATCAGTAGATATGTTTGATTTATAATAGGCAGTTTACTTATATACCGTGGAGGTGATATGCTTACTTTTAATGTAACAACAGCTGGTCAGAGTTTATTAAACGCAGCTACTCCTGGATCAAATCCAGTTCTAATTGATTCAATAGTTTTAAGCGGTACTGGCAGCTTCTCTAGCGTTAGTCCAGTTACAAATTTTGCCGGCGCTGTAGTAGCAGCTGACTCAGACGTTGGTGATTATGTAGTAGTTGTATTTGATGATACAGTTACTAGTAATTCATATACTATACAGCAAATATCTTTAAAGTCTGGCAACACAGTATTAGCAAATTCAGAAGCAGTTTCAATTACAAAAGTTAATGGTAAGCCAGCTTGCTTTAGAATTTCATGCCAGTTTGCTGGTGCAAGTAAATGTGCATTTCAAAATACCAATATAAATATACCATACGCTTCAAAGACGCGGGACGGTGTTATTAGATTGGCAGTATCTTCAGATGAGACGCATAAAGATAGAACAGTATACTCAGCAGCAGATGTTGAAGCTCTTATTGAAGCTGGGATTGACGGTTCTAATAAATACGTTCCATGGAACGTTTCATCTGGTGAGCCAGTAGAGGGCTCAACAACAGTTAGTCATCTTTCCATAGTAGACGATTACACTGAAGAACAAACTGCTGTAACATTTCATACGCAATATAATTCAGTAGACAATGTTACATACTTATATATAGACGGCCCAACTGGTGGTGATGGTACATATATTATAGGTAGCGTAGTAACGAGTTATCCAACAATTTCTTCTGGCTCTTTAGTTGGTTCTCAGACATTAGTTAATGAAGATTACATATCAGAGTTGTACTCAAACTCTGTAACAGATACTACAACAAGCAATCCAACAAATAAGCTAGTATCTGGTGCAGCTGTTGATACATATGTTACAAATAAATTATCATCTATAGATGGTAACTACGTTCATATTGATGGGGCTGAAACAGTTACTGGAGCAAAGACATTTTCAGCAGCTACAGTATTTAGCACTAGCGTTTCATCTCCTTCATATATAGGCACTGGTGTTTATTCTACTTATGCAGCTAACACTTGGTCTAACTCAAGCAATAATGCAAAGCTTCCAACTGTAGCTACAGTAAGATCAGCAATCTCTGCTGGTGATTCAGCTGTAACGACTGCATTTCAAACAGCCGATAGTGGATTACAATCTCAGATTGATGCTCTTAATGCTGGTCAGAATTTAGCTGATATTGTTGCTACAAAGTCAGCACTTGATACATTAGGTATAACTAATCTTCAAGTCGGAGATAAAGTACAAGTTTTAGCAGATGAGACTCATGATGGTGCATCAACAGTATATAACTTGACATCAACTAGTCCTAAAACTTGGACATATATTGGTAAATATGGTCAAGATTCATACACTAAGTCTGAGGCTGATAACTTATTTGTAGAAAATTCTCAGATTAAGCAAAGCGTTGATTCTACTAAGCAAGATGAGATACCTTCAAGTTCAGCTGTTTCAACATATGTTACAAATCAGCTTAATACACTAGCCAATATTTATGTAAAGTTAAATTCAAATTCTACTCAAAGTATAAATTCCGCTTTAGACATTACAGGTCAAGTTGACATTGACGACGTTACAATTGCTAATAACACTGTTTCATCTAGTGGCGGAAAGTATGGTGGCTTTAAATTATTAGGAAATGATAGAGCAGCAGTTCTATCATATAATGATGGCTCAGATGATATCGCTTTTATAGAACTTGATGGCGTTTATCACAATTTAGCAGTCAATCTAGGTGAAGCTAGTAATGCATCATTTGAAATAGCTCGGACAGTAGGTACACCAGACACATATTCAGTTACTGGAGAAGCTGTTGCCGATTATTCAGATGCTAACTTAAATGCTCCAGTTGACGGTAGATTAGTTACAGTCGATTATTTATCTTCATACACTGGAGATATGTCAGCTTACGTAAAGAAGACATCTTCTACAGCTCAGAATATATCATCAGACCTGAGTATCACTGGTGACGTAGACATTACTGGTTCACTTGATGTTGATAATGTTTCAATAAATGGGTTTGAAATTATAGGTTCTTATGTTAATACGTCTGGAGATCCATATAGTTACAGATTAACCACTGGTTCTCCAGGTGAAAGCGCCTTTTACATTCAGCAAAAGAGTGGTGCTAATACTGTAGCTAGTATTACTCTTAATGGACCGGGACGTGCAAGCATAAATAATGGTGTTCATTCGATTTACTTTAATTCAACAAGTGATAATCAACCAATTCCAGATGTAGGCGGAAGCTTTGTCGCTAGTTATTTAGACATCAATGGCGCTTTACTTGAAGATGGTAGACTAACCACTGTAGATTATGTAAATAATAAGGTAAAATCAATTTCGTCAGAGAATGCAGTTGGCTCAATTGGATTGTTCTTATATACTGAAGTTGGTAATCAAAAATCTTATGGTGAATTTGTTAATGGAGCATATCTAAAACCAGTTGGTATGTCACTTCCTATTTCAGGTCAGATTTCATATAAAGCAGTAGCAACAAATGAAGCGCTATCTGGTAAATGGAAGCTTCTTTCTGTAGCAATGAAACGAACAGCTACAGAGCCTTGTCTGGTGCTTGCACAAAAGGTTGATAATACATATTCAGCTTAATTAGACAAACCCTCAAGACTTCTTGAGGGTTTTGTAGTATGATCTCATATATCAAATACATATATTTATGTACGTTATTTTCATTATCCGTCTTATGAGGTAATTCGAATGTTTATAGCTGAACTAACTACTTATGGTCAGTCTGTTGCTTCATCACAAGTAACTATAGACGGTATTATTTTAATATCAGAATATGTCAACAATATCGACTCAGCAGATTTATCACAAGCTGTGCTTGATATTGATGCATGTGGTAGTATAAACAAAAACTCTGGCAGTGTAAGAGTAATTGATACATCTTCTAACGTCTATGCAATTAGAACTATACTATTTTACACGCTGTCTGGTAGTGCTAAGAAAGTTGTAGCTGGCTATTCTCAGGAAGAGTCTTTTGTACTTAAGACTGCTGGAGTATTAAATGTTTTACTCCCATTTGACTTTTCTGTATTTACAAGTGGATTTTTGTTTGCTACAGTTCAGTCTGGTTATAGTAATGCTGCTCATAATACTGATGGAGTTCTTCATATAGAAAATCCAGATACTAATGCAGATGATAACTATTCAGTTTATAGTAAGACTCAAGTAGATGACCTTATATCAGATGTTTCATACACAGCCGGCGATGGCATTTCTCTATCTAACAATGTAATCAAGACTACTGGCATTCCATTTGGCATCTGTGACTCTACATCTACATCTACAAAGTTTACGGTCACTGTTCCAGGTATATATAAGCTTGAGGACGGTGTTACATGCATGGTTAAAAATGGTGTAGTAACATCAGCTTCTGGATTTACTCTTAATGTAAATGGTTTGGGTGCTAAGCCATGTTATACAAATTTAGCTGCTTCTACACGCGAAACAACAATTTTCAGTGCAGCATATACAATGTTATTTGTATATGATAGCACTCGCGTTTCAGGCGGTTGCTGGATTTGCTATAGAGGATACGATTCAAATACAAATTCAGTTGGTTATCAGTTAAGAACTAATTCTACTGTAATGAATGTATCTGATACAGCAAGATACTATAAATTATACTTTACATCAGCAGATGGTAACTTATGGGTACCTGCATCTGTAAATTCTACTAATGATGCTACTACTGCGAGAGCAGTAAATCAAAGACCAATTAATCCATTTGGTAGAATTGTTTATACGTCTGCAAGTACAAATTATGCAACGGGCGCTAATTTAGCTGCTACAACTATATGGGACCAGTATAATTTAGCACTAGGCTATTCATTTAATGTAAATGGTGGTGCTCTTACATTAACAGCTGAAAAACCAGTATATGTAAAATGCGCTCCGCAGACAGATGGCTCTGCTATAATTGATGCAACAAATCCAACTGTTCAAGATTTACCAACATCAAATGATGGCAAGATTTATATCTTTTTAGGGACAGCTACATCTGCAACAGCAGTTGAACTTTTCCAAAATCATCCAGTGTATTATCATGACGGCAATGGTATTAAACTATGGTCAGGTGTTGTTTTACCCTCTAAAACATCAGATTTAACAAACGACTCTGGATTTATTACAGAAGAAGATATTCCAACAAATGTAAGTGCTTTTAATAATGATGCTGGGTATTTGACGTCTTATACTGAAACAGATCCCACTGTTCCAGCGTGGGCTAAGCAAGCAACTAAGCCTTCTTATACTTTAGATGAAGTCACAGATGGTTCTACACGAAAACTATCAAATTATGTTCCTACAACAAGAAAAGTAAACAATAAAGCGCTTTCGTCTGATATTACATTAAATTTAGATGATGTGTTAGATGGATCAACTAGGAAATTAAATAATTATATTCCTTATAGTGAGGTTATCTCAACTATAAATGGCTTTGATAATAGAAGATTATGGCAGTATGAAATTCATAACACCTTATGGGCTGCAAATAAACGATATGATGTAACGTTAACTGGATTTAGCAATAATAATGCTGCAGCTTCATTATTTGATGGTTCATTTGAAACAAATGTTGTAGTACCTAAAAGTGGCACTGGTGTTATACTTATATCTGGTAAGAATAATACAAAAATGTGGGGTGGCGGGTACCCTTATGGCTATCTTGAAGTAGCTTTTTATTATACTAATGTACCTGAATCTGTTACATGCCGCGTTTATTCTGACTGGACTCAGAATCCTGGATGGCATGATGTTACTTTAACTAATGTATGTAAGAATAGTAATCAGGCTTTATATCGTGGTGTAAATACTAGTTTTTATGGTGTAACTCAAGTTGAAATTACAGTAAACGCCAAAGACAGTGTTACAGCTAATGTAACTGAGGTTGCATTTTATCAGACTCGTGGTACACTACAGCAAATGTCTGTGTTTAATAAAACAGTTGCTCAGACATTATATCACGATTTAACAGGCACTAAATTTATTGTATCTGGAGGTACATCCTCTCAATTTTTGAAAGCAGACGGGTCATTGGACTCAAGCGCTTATATTACTAGCGCTTCTATTCCTACCAATGTTAGCGCTTTTAATAATGATGCAGGTTATTTAACATCTCATCAGTCATTAAGTAGTGTAGTTGCGTCAGCGCAGTATAATTCAACATCAAAGAAAATTGAATTCTATAATCCCTCAGGTACTAAACTAAACACTGATATAGATGCATCTGCATTTATTAAAGACGGCATGGTTGACACAGTTGAAGTATCTGGTGGTAATCTTGTTATTACATTTAATACTGATGCTGGTAAAGAAGACATTGAGATTCCAATTTCAGACATTTTTGATGCAAACAACTATTATACTAAAGCACAAGTTGATGGCTTAATACCAACTGTTAATAATGCAAAGCTTACTATCAAAAAGAATGCTTCTGATACTGGGACAGAATTCACTGCTAATGCTTCAACAAATGTAACATGCAACTTAGGATTAGCTACTGTCGCTACAAGTGGAAGTTACAATGATTTATCAAATAAACCCACAATTCCAACTGTAAACAATACTACTATAACAATTAAAAAGAACACTTCTGATGCAGGTGATTCATTTACAACAAATACTGCAACTGCTAAAACAATTAATTTAGGACTTTCAACAGTCGCTTCAAGCGGATCTTATAATGACTTAAGTAATAAACCAACGATTCCTACAGTCAATAATTCAACAATTACGATTAAAAAGAATAGCGATGACACAGGTGATAGTTTCACCACAAATGCAAGTTCTGGTAAAACAATAAATCTTGGGCTAGCTACAGTAGCCACAAGCGGCTCATATAATGATCTTTCAAATAAACCTACTATCCCAACAGTTAATAATGCGACTTTAACCATTCAGAAGAACGGCACAACTGTAAAAACATTCACAGCAAACGCATCTTCAAATGTTACAGCTAATATTACAGTTCCATTAGAGTCAATTTCAGTCGATGGTACAGCGCAGACTATTACAAATAAAAATGTAGATTTACATATTCCAGATGATATTTATAGTTCTGATTTTATATGTAGCATGACTAGAACAAATGTCTCTGGTAGTGGAAATTTATCTTTAAGTGGAATAGTTGGTCCGTTCCCTGTGTCTGGAACGCCTATGCCTGTAGGCACATATAGAATTAGAATAAGAATGAGATCAACAACATCTTCTTATTCTTTGACTGTGAATTTTGGTGGTTCATATACACTTACATCTTCAAGCGGTGTTATTGATGATATAAGAACAGTTACATTATCCTCTGCATCTACATTCTCTGCATCAGTAACGCAGGTAAACGCAAATACTTATATTAAAGTAAGTATTTATGAGCCTGATGTTATTGTTACTGACGTTGGAGTTGCTGCTGTTACAAATGATTATAATGATCTTGAAAATATTCCAAATGGAACTTTGATAATTCAGAGAAATGGATCAAACGTAGCTTCATTTTCAGCTAGTGCAACATCGAATGTAACAGCTAATATAACTGTTCCAACTACAACTTCTCAACTAACGAACAACTCTGGATTTATTACTTCAGCAGATCTTCCAACTAATCATGTAACTACAGATACAGCACAGACAATTTCTGGTAGTAAATCTGTAACATCATTAATACATTTAGTAGGTAGACATAACAGTAATACACATGGAGGCTTAAAGCTTTCAGATACCAGCGATTCAACTACATTTACAGAAATAGCGAGCTCGACATCAGATACAGTTAGTAGTCAGGCAAGTGTCTTTTTAAAATTTTATAGCAATTCATCGTATGTAGCAAGTCTAGACACTACCTTTACAAATAGTTCTAGCGGCGTATACATTGAAGTAGAGCCGTCTGCAGATAATATATGCTGTATAGGTACTAGTACAAATAGATTTAAATATGTACATACACATAATCTAGGATCATCTACAACTTACACTGATAGTGCATATATAACAGATATATACACTGCTAAATCTAGTTTTACAGATAGTACATCTAATTTTACATCAATCATAGAACAATCTGGTTATAACTTTATAGTGCGCGCAAGCGGAGCACTTGGCAGCATAAGAATTGGTTCACAAAGTCAAGACGGTATAACCGGCTCTATAAAGTTAACAGAATATGAGTTAGAATTAGACTGTAATTCATCTAATACATACAATGTATTACCAAAAACAGCGTCGTGTGCAAATCTTGGCTCTGAGAGCAAGCCGTTTGACCATGTATACGCAAATAATCTTGGCTCTGAGAGCAAGCCGTTTGATTATGCATACACAAACAACATAAACTCAACATCAATAACTGCTACACAGGCTACAATAGATGAAGTTAGCGGTAGCCTTGAGCTTAAAAGTACTGACTTTATTAGATTTTTTAAAGGGGCTACAAATTTTTATACAAAGATAACACAGGGGCAGTACGACACATGTTCTAGACTTTTTATAAGCGGTTATGAAGCTACTAATGATACGCCGCAGTCATCACTGATTATTTCTAATAGCAGCGACCCTGATGAAGAAAGTTCTATTATACCTACACGCGGCACGTGGAGTTTAGGGGGTGGCAATTATTTTAATAGTGCATATATTACAAATATATACGGCACTTCATTTTCTGGAAACTCAGCTACAGCCACATCAGCCACATCAGCCACATCTGCTACATACGCAACGTATATACGATATGCTAGTAGTGGTTCAACTTATCAGATGTACGCCTCATCTGCAACAGTACTAAGACCGACAAATGGCTCATCAGTTGATATAGGAACTTCAACATATAAATATAATAATATTTATGCTGTAACATTTAATGGCGACTTAGATGGTAATGCTACATCTGCAACTAACGCCGCGCATGCCACTGATGTTGTCATTAGTATATACAATGAAGATACAAACTATCCTATAGTGATTACAGACACAGGTGGCGCGACTTATAAGAATCTTGCTAAAGGCACAGCCACATATAATCCATCAACAAACACATTATCGTGTACAACTTTTAGCGGATCATTATCTGGTAACGCTACTAGCGCTACAAGCGCTGCTGCTGCAGCAAATGTTGGAATTTTAGGCAATTCATCAAATAGCAGCTACCCATTAGTGTTTACAAATTCTGTAAACACGAGTACATCTTCAGTTGTAAATAAAAAATTATACACTGATACAGCTAATGCACTAAGTTACAATCCAAGTACGAATGTTTTGTCGGGTTTGTTCGCAATTCCGTATGGCTCAGCCACTTTATCTGACTCAACATGGATAGTTTCATCAGTAACGCCAAATCCAACCACATCATCAGATCCGCCAACTGGTGCAGTAGTAAGTGTATACTTTAACAATTATAATTCAGTTGAGAACCCACAACTTAAATTTGGGTCTTGGAATGCAAAACCTATTTATAGGCTTGCATCATACGCTGGTACTGGTGCAGCAAACTCATGGCTAGGTGGCTCAACAGTCTTGCTTAGATATACTGGTAGTAACTGGAGATTATTAAATAACAATAGCTATCCAACATCAACCGCTAGTGGTACGACTAATATAATACCATCAGCTGATAATACTTATGATCTTGGAAGTTCATCATATCGCTGGAATAATTTATATGCGTATTATGTTGGTGATTCGTCTACAAAAATACAGTATGGTTACTTTAATTACTGTAGTATATCTACATTACGCAATGGGTCAAACAGCAATTTAGCTACATTGACATCAGCTGGAATAATACCATATACTGATTCAACTTCTTCATCTACAGGCTTTGATCTAGGTAGTTCAACACGTAAATGGAAGCACTTTTATATATCTGGTGGTCACGATTCAAAGTATATAATTGTAGACAGTTCTGGTGGAGAACCAACAATTAGACCAGATACACCAAACTATGGGTATTTAGGAACTTCATCAGCTGACTGGTATCGTATATACGGACGTCAGATTCATGTTGGATCTAATCATGTTCTTATACCGCCTATAGCAGCTACATCAAATACATCGCTTGGCTCAATTCAATTCTTGCGTGTAGCTATACCAGCTAATACAACTACTGGTATTGTTAATGCTGGTACTGCATTATCATCTAGTTCATACACTTTAATGCTTGTAACAGCGTCAACTGGTTATAGCTACTTATATTTCAGAAATAATGCAGCTCCATCTGGTACTTGGACTACTTTAACAGATATGTATTTTTACAATTCTGGATCATCTACTGTATATACATATGTTTTAGCGTATAAATCAGCATAACTAGGAGTAAAGTATGAGTGATAATAAGCATGAAGTTAGTATTGTTAGCTATTCAGATATTGCTTGGTGTAATTCTAAGCATACACTTCTTGGTATGAATGTTCATTTATCAGATGATAGTATAGTTCCGTACGCTTATAGAGTTGACGGGTCTGAGGATAATAATGGATTTATTTGCCAAGCAGTTAGACACAGCTATATTTCTGGTAATTTTACAAATATTCAAGAATGCCCAGCTTGGAAGTTACAACTTGAAAAAGATATGCTTTCACTAGACATTAGATCTGAGCGAGATAGACTTATATCAGAAACTGATTATCTAACAAATAGTGACTATCCTATTTCAGAAGAAGATCGTGAGTTAATTAGAGAATACCGGCAAGCTTTGCGTGACATTCCACAGCAAGAAGGATTTCCAGAAAATGTAGTTTGGCCAGATAAACCAGCTTGCATAAGAAAATAAACAAGTTAAGCCCCTGAAATTCAGGGGCTTTCTTTTATGAAGTTACATATCAATAAAGTAGTAGTTATAATATAGTCATATTAATTTGGAGGAGCAGCATGCTTTATTCATCTAGAAATGGCACTTTGTTCTATTATGATAGAGTGTTATACACGTGGCAAGTAGCCGAACCAACCATGCTGTTTTTGTTAGGTTTAGAATCAGCAACATCATACATGAATGCTTTATCAGACACTCTTGTAATAGCAAATAGCGTCTATATAAAAGATCAAAATGATGTAGTCCCATTTGAACATTTCAAGATTTATGATAAGATTCATAGCTATCTTTCTCAGCTAAGCAGCATTGAAGATTTCGAATATTATTTGAGATTTAACTGCAATGGTCTTAAACTTCTTCTTAATGAGCTCACTGGTACTGGGTCTGATAGAACGGTTCCTATTATATTTAGGAATGATGTAAATAATAAGTCTATAGACTTGAACAGCTCAATGTCTAGACTTGAGTCTAGTGAAACTGCTACATTATATGATCGACAGGCTCAGAAGATTAGAGATATCTTTTCAGACGCTGATTACTCTAGTGGAAGTTTGATTGATACATCAGATATTGAAGACGCTAGCATTGCTAAGTACTTGAAAGCATACAATGTGACTTTAAGTGAATACTATAGTGAGCGTAGAAAGAATGGGCAGATCTACAAGCTTCTAGACTACAATGCAATGTATTCATATGCACTCGGAGTTCTCTATGGCTGCAGATGTCTGGGGTTTAGTCCAACACTTATATGGAGAATAGATCCAAAGTTCTGGTATAATGGAGAGTTCAAGAATTTAGTAAGCACAGCTTGGTACACATTTAGATTTCATCATACTCATTACATCCCAGAGCTTGATGAAGCTGCTAATGCAGAGATGCGTGATAGATATAAGGGAATTACTCCAAACAGACTTTGGAATCTTGGTAGTGATAAAGAAATCGATAAGCTAGATGAGCTACCTCTTAAAGCTAGTGAGCTAAACTGCTATGCTCTTCATGTAGATAAGACGTATGATGCAGATCAAGTTCTTACTAATGAACAAGCGGTTGCTGATCCACTTATATATTCACAGTTTAGTGAAAGCGACCCTACTGTTAGAAGCGTGTATATATCATATCACGTTATGTCGGCTGCTTATAGATGCTTTATACTATCGGCATTTGGAGATTCGCTCCCTATTAGTAGCGATTATCATTTTGTGATATCAATTACAGATAAGTCAGACACTGAACATCCTGAGAATGTAATAGTGCTTGATCCAATTGACAAACAAAGCTCATCGAAGAATCTTTTCATATTCTCTACATCTGAAGATGACTATACATTGTATGAGTACTTGGATAGATTTTATAATGGGCATGAGCAGATTGAGATATCAGTAGAAATCAAGCTTGGTAGTGATAGTTTATATAAAGAAGAGATCTTATGCTGGGATAATATAAAGCCTCAGGGTGAATGTCTTCCATTATCAGATCTTGAGTCTTTATTATGGGTCAACGTAAATAACATCATTTCAGATGGTTCTGATCAAGATCCGAAAACTGGTATCGTGGCTGAAAAAGATTCTCCAATCGTGAGATACTTAGCAGATGATCCAGTTGTAATTAGAAAAGCGTATCAGTGGGTCGATCCGATTTACATGAATTATACTGCTGATGACAGCGCAGTTTCAACTAGTCATCAAATAAGAGAGCCTAAGTACTTATCTCCAAATGAAGATGAGATTTACTTCATTGCTACTGGGAATATTGGCTGGTCTTACTTTGATGAGAATCTTTATAAGAAGTCAAACGCGCAATATCCATATAAATTATCAATCATACCATATAGCACACTAGATAGTGAAGATAAAGCTGAAGTACTACCGTCTAGAATAGACATTGATGATCACGAGTATGTGCCGATCAATTACGCTCGACGTAAGAAAGACAGTGTCATTGTTACATACTATAGATGCTATGTATCAGATAGCGATCAAGACGGGTCATTCGATGGTGACAACGACAATGAAGATACATTCATGTACGGAATCTTCAATGGTAATGTTAGCATAGATAAAGAAAAAGATGCTGAAACAGATGCAATCTCTGCACTTACATATGACTATTCTACATTAGTTAATTATCACGATGATGAAGCTCACAAGAGCAATCCAACGTCAGCTGTAGGATTCTTTAAAGAGTTTATTTCAGAAGAATTATTTGCTGCTTGCTATGAATCACCTATATCAATTATTGATGGCTACACTCTCGAGAATTGGTATGATATTGATGTTCCAGTTAGCATCTTTATTTATGATAGTGATCGTGATTATATGTACACTGGCGAGGGAGAATCACAGCGAGTACTTATAAGCAACTACGGTTACACTCCATCAAAGGCTTCTGCAGTAGCAGCGTATGAGTATGATCAAGAATATAGAGATGAGAATAATTTAGCAATTCCAAAGCCATACGAAATGCGCTTCTACAATGGTAAGTATTGGTCTTCTAAGTGGGAAGAGCCTCGTCTGTGGCGTACAGCAGATCGAGTTCCTGATAACGTTTACATGTTAGCTGGAAGCGTTACTCCAATATATAGAGGGCAGGTCTTAATTCAATATGAAGCAACAGTTTATTCTAATATCAATAGAAATGATAACCAATACATCTTTAATAATTCATCAATACAGTATGTTAATGAGGACTTCATTGCTATAAAGCCGCCTGACTGGGATCAATCAACCGATACTGTATGGAAATATGGTTACACAACTCATGTATGTCCATATATATTACGTGATGACAATGGAAATTATCTAACAAGTGATGGGACATCTTCAGGTACTCCACTTGTTTGGTATGATCAAGAATCAAGCCTGTATTGGAATGGTCTTGCTGATATCATGCGTTGGCAGACTCTTAAGCCAATTCTTAATGGTCAGCTTGTTTACATTACTACAACAGATCAGTATAGTCAAGCAATTGATGATCCAACAAATGAAATTATCAGCCTCGATGGGTCTAATTATATTTCGTATAGTGAGTTCTATTCAGATAACACTAGAGGTGCAGTTAGATACAAAGTTAAAGTGTTTAATCCTACAAAAGATGAAGGCATTATTGATTGCTTAGTTGATGATAAGAACGATTCAGATCACCCAGAAAATACTATCTATTGTATACCTGGCGTAACTACAACTTGGGTTCCTAGAAGTGGCATTTCTAATGAAGGCTATAGATTCGTTGATGGTATGACTTCATTGTATTCTGGTGCTGATAGGGTAGATGTTGTTATTGATGATGACTTCGTTGATTAGATTTCATGATATCTATTATAATGTAGAGTAAAAGTGATCATTCATTTTTACATTCTTTGTTTTCGTTTTAGTCTTAGTAATTATTTCTCTTACTCTTAAGAAGGAAGGTTTGATATGCTAAAATTTGATGATTTAGGTTGGGGACCAAAAGTTAATCCTAATGGCTATGCCGCTCTATTAAATGAAGCTAAGATTACAGATGCTACTCTTCAGTTAGCCGCTGCTAGTGGCAGTGGTTCTGATGCAGTACCTGCAAAAACTGCCAATGGTAGCATTCATCTTCGTCACGTTGGTACCGGCGTAGTTGCTGAGGGTCACTTTGGCTACAAAGCAGAAGCTGCATCTGGTGAAGATAGTATGGCTATTAAAACAGATGAGTGTGTTCTTACTGTTAAAGGCAGCATTACTCGTGTTGTTCCAGAGGGTTCAACTGATTTAGATCTTTCTGGTCTATTTAATGCTTCTGGTGATGATAATGCTAAGAAGTTAGTTGTTGGTGATTGTGTCGTTGAAGGTGGAGCTACTCCAACAATCGTTGGGCCTGCTGAGGGTGAGCCAGCTGATAAATGCATCGTTAGATTAGCCGCTGCAGCTCCAAAAGCTGGTACTAAAGTAACTGTTAACTTTGTTCTTACAACTGGCGCTGCTACAACTCATAACAATGCTGAGACAGTAAATCTTGATCCAGGTGATTATCAGATTCATCTTGTTGCTCGTGCTCGCAATGACAATGAATGCACTCGTATGCCTAACCCAACAATGATGGAATTTGTAAAACATTGCCGTCCACTAAACATTCGCTGGTAATTTAATTACTAATTAATGCATTAATAGCGTAGAGAAGCTTCTCTACGCTATTTCTGTATAATCACACTTTTTCAATGCTAATTATCTATTATTATAAGAGCCTACAATACTGAAACTAATCATCAATATCTAATAAATATAGTTTATTCATACACACTATTTTGGAGGGTATAATGAAGGTTTTTACTGAATCAATTATATCCGAAATGAAGACTATGAATGAGAATAAGACTTCTGGAGTTCTTTGTACATTAGTCGGCCCGTGCATGGAGTTCGGCGCGGTCAATAGAAATAACAGAATTTATTCACGTAAATTAGTAGAAGATCGGATATTACATAACCCTACAGTTCAAGAGTGTATTAAGAACAGATCAATGCTGGGTGAAGGTGGTCACCCTGAAAATCGCATTGACATTAGCTATCCACAAGTGGGTATTGCTTGTAAGAGACTCTGGGTTCCAGATGGAGATGGCAATCTTCTTTATGGCGAGTTTGATGTTCTTGATACTCCAACTGGTAGAATTCTTAATACGTTAGCTCAATATGGTACTAAGCTCGGTATATCTGCTAGAGCAGTAGCTGATTCTATTCAGAAAGACGGCCATGAAGTAATCCTTGAAAACTCATATGAGCTTATTACTTTTGACGCTGTTACTGAACCTGGCTTTAAATGCGCTCGTTTAGAAAAAGCTGATCCAATATCTAAACCTTTAGAGAAAATGACTACATCAGAGCTTAAAGAGTCATCTGCAGCTTTGAAGTCATTTAAGAATCCAGTATTTGAATCTCGTATTAGAACATTGGATAATGAGATCTGCAAACGAGAGAACAAGATCAATATTAATGCAATGTTGGAGTCTGTAAATCGTTTATCAGAATCATTAGATGCTTCTTTGAAGAAATTCAATCGTGTAACTTATGAAGACAAATTATCTAATCTTATAAAAGAAGCAAAGCAGTTAATTACTGAAGCTAAAGAGCGTAGAACTAAAGCTCCTCAGACCAAGATTGTTAATGAGTCATCTTCAAAAGTTCAGCAAAAATCAAACCCAATATCTATTAAATGTAACGACAGTGATGATCTAAGTATCAATAAATTTAGGGATGACTCTAAGTTTAACGAAAGTCTTAGAACAGAAAATATTTTCGATAAAAAAGATACTTCTATTTTAGAAAGAATGTGTTCACATTTCAGGAGGTTTTCATATGAATAACGTCGTTGTTGAAGCTTTTCAAAACAAGATTAGTGTAGTTGAGTCTATTCGTGGTGGTATGAGTGATGATGCTAAATCCACACTCGCAAACGTTCTCAATAATACTAATAAAGCCCTTTCAGATCTTAAAGCCATTCGTAATGTAAAGAATGAATCTTTAGTTGATGGCGTTCCTGCTTCTCAGTATAATAGCATTGACTGGTTCCCAGAGCACTCCATTGATATGGTTAGTGCAATTTATGCAAGCCAGATCATTGATGATATCGTTTCCGTTCAGTCAATCGATTCTCCTCTTGGTGTAATTCGTTTCTTACAGTATACCTATGGCAATACTCGTGGTAATGCTAAGAAAGATGGTATCGCCATCGATCAGTGGGGTGCAATGCGTGGTGCTGACGCTGGTATTATGGCCGCTAGCGAACGCATTAGTGAAGAACCTGTTAATGTAAAGCCAGCGTCAGGTGACTCAACTACAAAAGTTACTGGTTTTATGATGCATTTACCAGTTAAGGTAAAACCTGAGACTCCAATCGACATCCATAATGAATCAGCGATGGTTACATATCGTGCTCGTCGTAAGCATGATGATGATCCATGGGTAGTTGGAAGAGTTGACGCTGATGGTTGCTTCACTGAGTTAAAAGCTGCTACTGGAACTGCTCCATCATTTGAAATTAATCCAGAGAGTGGTGAGTTTACTTTAGAGCTTGGTAACTCTGGTGAAACAATTGCTGCAACAGACACTGTTTCACTCACATACTTCCAGGATCTTTCTCACGTTCCTTCTGAGACTGAGAGTCTTGAACTTCGTCTCCGTACAGAGATGATCAAAGCTGTCCCTCACAAGATTCGCGCAAACTTCGCATTCGACGCTTCCTATGCTCTTTCTAAAGTTCATGGTATCAACGTTGAAGAAGCTCTCGTTAATGCTTGTACAGCTGAAATCCGTCAGGAACGTGATAATGAAGTTATTAGCATCCTCATGCGTCAGGCCAAGAACACCTCAACATGGGATCGTCAGGTTACATCCTACATTTCACAGCACGAACATGATCTCAGCTTCTTAAGCGAAATCTTTGCTTGTGCTTCCAAGATCAACTTCGAAACAAAACGCGGCTTTGGTAACTGGGTTGTTGTTGGTCGTATGGGCCTCAACATTATTAAATCAGCTGGTTCTGATCACTTCAAAGCTACTGGCGCTACACTTCCTAACAATGGCGCGTTCGTTGTTGGTGAGATCGAAGGTCAGATCAAAGTTATTTACTCACCATACGTTCCAGAAGATTCTTACCTCGTTGGTTACAAGGGCTCCGATATGGATGCAGGCTTCGTAGTTGCGGACTTCCTCCCAATTACAAAGACTGATCTTGTAATGCTCGATGACTTTGTTGGCCGTCAGGGTCTCGTTAGCTACTATGGTGTAAAGATGCTCAACCCAGCTATGTATGTCCGTGGTAGAATTCTTAATGGTGAACTTGGTCGCCACTAATTAAATTAATTATTTAATACACTAATTTACCCAGCTGGTTAATCCCAGCTGGGTATTTTTGTATATCATTATGAACGCAATATCTATTCTTTATAGCTACTGTCTAATAACTTACTGGAGATTATTATGCCAGATATAGATTGGAAAAAGATATGGGAATCTGCAATCGGTAATTCTGAGCTATTTCCAGCAAAGCTGATTAATAAAAATACTTTATCTGTATCTTGCCCAACAAGATTTAGCAACTCTGGTGAGCTGTCTATAGAAATTACACCTACATTTAATGACGCATCTATTTCATTAGAATTGCTCTTATTTAATGACAATATAGACATAACAGATATACTAAGCAAAGAAGAACAGGATAAAGAGAGCACTAAGAAAGTGAAATCTATTAGTGACTTTAATCAGCTTGCTACTAAGCTTGTTCAATATGAGCTGCAGAATAGAATATCAGATAGATTTTTAATCAAGTCAAAGGGCTTCAATTCTGATAAAGAAGCAGAGAATGCCTTAATTGACTATATTAATAATAAGGCAACGGAGAGTGGTAGAATGTTTGATGATAAGCTTGATGAGTTAAATGACGCTATCGAGACTGGTGAGCGTCCTACTATGGAATCTATTAGAGAAAAGAGAGCTTTTATTCTTAGAAAGATTGAGGGTATGCTTCGTGAGCATTACGGTTGGAAATCAAGTAAGAATGAAGACTTTTCTGATTCTGTTGTTGAGTGCTATGATGACAATGATAACTTAATGGCGGTTATTTCATTAGTTGATGATTGTGTAGTTGTTGATCTAGCCAAAGGTATTTCTGCAAAAGTTGGTTTACTTCAGTCTGATGAAGAGATTGAGAATGAGCTCTGTATTGATGTCGACGCTGCAAAAGAAGTAACGGCTGATAGAGAAGTTGATCAGCTTAAAGACGCTGTAGCCGGTAGTCTTGAGAGCGATAAAACAGACACTTATGAAGAGCCAGTTGAGCCAGATGAGCAAGAAGAATATCTAGCTGATCTTGAGAAGCGACTCTCACGTCTTGAAAGTTTATATATAAATCGTAGACTTAAGAGACTTTATTAATTTATAGGAGTTTACGTATGATTCAGTTAAAGTTAAAGCTTAATTCAAAAAAGCCAACTACAGTTTATGCTACAAATGGTAAGTCATATCTTCTTAATCCAGGTTCAAATGTTCTTAATCTTGAGTATGAAGATTATCTTTCATTAGCTAAAGCACTTTGTATTAAGCCTGTTGATAATAAAAAGAATGAAGATAAAGCGCCAGTTAAAGAAGATAAAAAGCCAGAGATAAAAGACACTCCAAAAGAAGAGCCAGTTAAAGAAGAGGCTCCAGCTGAACATGAAAAAGTAGAAGAGCTGACTAAAGAAAAAGAAGCTTCAGTTGAAGACGCTAAAGTTGAAGAGCAAGCGCCTAAAGAAGAACCAGCTGCAGAGAGTGAAACTGCTAAAGAGCCAGTTGAAGAAGCTAAAGCTGAAGAAGTAGAAGATTATTCTACTTGGACACTTAAGCAGTTAAAAGCAAAATATAAAGAGATCACTGGTGAGAGCTGCAAGCTAAAGAAAGATGAGGTGATCTCATTCTTACAGGAACATCAATCAAATGCTTAATAGATGTGATATTCTTGAGACAGTAAAAGTTAGATTAGGCTATCCAGTTGTAGATCTCGCAATTACTGACGAGATGATAAACAAGCAAATATCAACTGCTATACGAAAAGTGGTCCCATATCTTAATAATATGGAATTCATAACTACATATACTAAGACGGTCCAATTTGAGCATGGCAGAATATTTGCTGTAGTCAGAGTAACTTCATCAGCTGAAAATGATGAAAATATCAATATTGATAAAGCAATCAATCAGGGCTTTTATGTAATCAATGGTAGTAATTCATTAGTCAATTGCGCTTTGTGGAATTACTATACAGATTCAGTTCAGGCTGACTTAAACCAAGTAGGCTTTAGATTAGTTGGAGACACTGTGTATATTGACGGCGGTAATTCTCCATGGACTATAGAAGCAATTACAGATAAGTCTATAGACACGATGACAGAGGATTTTGTTAATTGGGTTATAGATTATACAGTTGCTTTAGTAAAGTGCATAGAGGGTGAAATACGATCAAAAGTAAAGATAACTGGATCTCCTATTGAGACTAATGGATCAGAGCTGAAGCAAGAGGGGATTACAGAAAAAGCCGCTTTAGAAGAAAAGCTTGGTACAGTATTAGGGCTATTTTACGCTACTAGATAATTTACTTTCTTATATAAGGGTGAAACTATGTTGAGAACAAATGAAATCAAATCAATTATGCGTAAGCTTCGTGAGAATCCAGAGGCTGAAGAAGTTAAAAATGAATCAGCTAAGACTGAGGCTACAGAGGCTGTAACTGAAGAAGTTAAAGCTGAAGCTAAAGATGAAGTTAAAAATGAATCTCTAGTTACAGAAGCTGAAGAGGCTGATACTGAGAATGATACTTCTGAAGCTGATCTACTTCTTGCTCGTCTAGAAGATATTATTGCTAGATTTGAAAAAGCTCTAGCAATTGTTGATGGTGAAGGTGAAGAAGAGGGCGGAGAAGAAGGTGGAGAAGAGGCTCCAGCTGAAGATGAAATGCCTCCTGAAGAAGAGGGCGGAGAAGAAGAGGCTCCAGCTGAAGAGGAAGAAGCTGAAGCTGAAGAATCATATCAGCCTTCATTAGAGGATCGTTTAGCAGCTCTTGAAAGACGCTTTACAGAATCACGTCGTCGCAGAGCTTGCCGTAAATTTAATCGCTAATTTATTATAGTGAAATTTAAGGGGTAGCGTTTAATATCTATATATTAGACACCACCCCTTGTTTTGTATTTGGAGTATTGCATACACATATGAAATCAATTCTATCACCGTACGACGATTTCCAATTCAATGAATATCTACTTCAGTATCTTAAATGCAGATTAAAAAAGCATATCTCACTGATGAAGAATGAAGATAGAAGATACTATTTAGATGATAGTAGAAATTACTTTACACCTGAAGATATTCTTGAGTCACTTGGATTAAATGGTAGAGTTATTCGTTTCAATAATAGAGATCTTATAAATCATGCTGTTTATGATCTTAGTCAGCGATTCTGGTATGATGAGATGAAGAACACAAATAATCTTATTCATAGACTTTATCTTGAGTATAAACGGCAGACTAATTCAATTCAGCAAAGAAAGCTTTCGCGAGAAAAGAAATCTACATATGTGAGATGATAGTATGACTAGTTTATTATACAGTGATAAAGAGAAGTGCGTTTATACTAACTTTATAGATGAAGCATTTCGATTATTTGGGATAGACTGCGTTGTTTACGATGTCCACAGCACAAACATGTATCTCGACGATAGAATTCTAGATAAAGGTATTCCATACAAGATTTTGTTGCAAGAGTATGTAGATACAAGATTATTAGCTAATCTAAGATGGTCTACGATAGACGCTGATCGTGAAGCTACCGTTGCCCTTGCTCCACTTCAGTACTGTGGCAAGAAATTTAATATTCATGAGTTCAGTGTTATTAAATTAGCAAACGGCGATGTCTATCAGGTAAGAGAAGTTTCAAGCCAATATTTACTTCATATGAGTTATGCACTTAAGCTAATTACATATAAAGAAGAGCAGAATAGGCCTAGAGAAGAGTCTCAGATGAAGACTAATTATCTTAGAACTGATCATGAGGAGATAGAGTAATGTTAGATTGTCGTGACTATGATATTGCTCTTACAGAAAGAATCAAGCATTATTTCGATAATACGCATTTCATAATGCGTCCAACTATTCCAATAAAGGAAATCAGAGATAGAAAGATTTTAGATGGGAAAGAAATTGAATTTCCGCTCATCACTGTGCGTAGAACTATATGCCCAATATTTTCTAAAGAGTATAATTCATGGTCTAGAGCAAAGTCAGGTCAGACATATCTAACTGGTAACTCACCAGCTAAAGATAATCATCTTGCTAAAATGGACCCTGAGTTATATCAAACAATTTTGGACTCTGGCCATAAAGATGCTGTATCAGTTGTAAATTCTACTTTTGATTTAACATATTATATAGATGTTATTTCATTTGAGAGAGATAACTTTGATACTATTATGATTGAGCTTCAAGAGAATCTCTTTCGAGTTCCTTATCTTGGGTTTTACAACATTAAATCAGATGGATCGCAAGATAAGCTAGTCAAAGAGCAAGCATGCCACTTGATAGTTGAAGAAGTTGAAGATGTTTCAGATTTAGAAAACTTTGACACCGGAAATGCTTTATATAGAGCAACAATTACAGTTAAGTTAAACGCCTATATTTATCGTAAGTACAAACAGAAAGCTGTTGAGTACGTTAGCTTTACTACTGATGTTGATCAGACTAGTACAGAGAATATAGTCGGTGTATCTGAATGGAATGACAATTGGGATAAGAACGCATGATCAATCCAGTTATTGAAGATAGAATTTATTCAAGTTATTCTAACATTGGCGCGATTATATGCCACACACCAAAGACTGTAGTATACTCATACAAAGGTGAAGATGGTAATGACGTATCAGTAGATCATAGATGCGAATTGATAAATTCTGTTCAAGAGCTTCTTGATTATTATGGCGATCCATTTATCGATCCAGTAAAATATTGTGATTTAATAATAGCATATCATTTAGTCTCAAATGGCCATTATATGTACATATCATCTATAGATGATGATATGCTAAATACTTATGAAGAAAATTTTAGAACGCCATATAATGGCCATACAGAGTTTTCATTTGTTAATAGCGGGTATGACACAGTTGGATATAGATTAAAATCAGACATCAAATTTTGTCAGCCGATCATACGAGCAAAATTTGCAATAAACAGATTGGATCTTTATGTAGATTTATATATCTTGAATAGATCACTTATTCAGGGAGATGATGCTCTACGAACGTTTAGTAAAGCAAATCTATATAAGACTAATCACTACGTGTTTGACACGTCAAAGAAAGATACAACTGATCAGCTATTGATCGATACTCTTTTGAAAGATGGCTTGGAGCTTCAGGTTGTAAATTCAGATCCGTCTAAAGAGACTTCACTTATTGATGAATTCAAAGCATGCAAAAATCTTGTGATATATTTCGAGTCTTATGATGAACATAAAGAAAAGACTCATGAAGCATATGATCTAACTAAAATAGAACGAAATACAAAAAGTGAGCATTATTGGTACAGAATAAATAGTGATAAATATATTTATGATTTTGATGATGAAGACAAAGCGTCTTTGAAATATATCGAAGCTATTGAAAGGCTAAGCGAGAAGAAGCCAGAGCCGCATAACTTACTATTGAGTAAGATATATAAATCGTTCACTATTAAGAATGACAGTGGCTTAGTTGTTAGATCTGTTCTAGATGATATGAGCTATGATTCTGTAGTCTACATTCAGAGCTCATTACTAGAATTATTTCCAAGTGACTGTTACACTTACTGCTACTTGAATACTCCAGATATATCTTCTAGTTCGATTGTAGATTTTTTAAATGGAATTAATTCTAGCCCAGAATCAGATGCTGAGAATGATCATCATATAGCTCTACTTCCAGAAAATTATAACTGTGATTTATACTATGGAGCCATTTCTGATTTTGTAGTTGGTTCTACAATACTTCAAGTCCCAAACAGAGTTCACTTCCCATTAGCATCTATAGCATTCTATAATATAGTTCGTAGCAGTAGCGTATATTCTGCTAATCCAGTCGATGATTTAAACATATCAAATAATAACATCAAATTTATAGTGAGTGAGTCGATAGCTGAATCACTACGAGATCTTAGATGCAATACACTAGTTTCATTTGACTCTGATAAGCCTACAATTTATGGTAATAGAACGCTTTCACTTCTACCAAACCTGAGATTCAGTCATATAGCTCGTAACTTCGTTAGAATGAGAAGATCTATTCATGAATTTCTTGAGACTAAGAAATTCATGCTGAATACATATTACAACATTAATAATTGCTTGAATTATATCAAAAGTCAGATTCTAGAACAGTACATTGAGTCTGGCATATTATCTAATTATAATATAGACTACACTACTGAGCACCAGACTGTGACTATTAATGTCAGACTGGTCTTTGCTAGAGCGCTCGAAAGTATCAATTTGGAATTTACTATATAGCATAGTTTGGAGGATATAATATGGCAGCACAAGATAAGTTAGCCGGTAAGTTTTATACAGATGCGTCTCACTTTGCAAGTGAGTCTGGCAACTTTGAAGTTCAGCGTACAAATCATTTTGAAGTAGTTCTTGATCTTGGTAAGCTTGGTTTAAGCGGTGGTCAGGGCGATGTTTTGGCAGAGCACATTCGTCTATCAACAAAATCAATTTCAGCTCCAAAAGTTAATGCTGAGCAGTTAGAATTACGTCACGGTAATGATGTCGTGAAAGTTGCTAAATCACCTACATTTGATGATCTTACTCTTACTGTTCATGACACTATTGGTAGAGATCAGATCAATGTTATGCAGCAATGGTTTGAGAGAGTCTTCTCTCGTAAAGACAAGCTCATGGGTCTAGTTAGTGCATATAAAACAAATGGCGTTCTTTACATGTACTCCCCAGATTGCAGCTTAATTCGTAAATGGAACTTAGAAGGAATTTGGCCAAAATCCTTTGGTCAGGGTTCAGAGTTTTCATTTGATGGTACTGGTGATGGCCAGACAATTACTCTAGAGCTTTCTGTTGACCGCTATTGGGAAGACACTGGTATTTAATTATTAAAGAGTATTTGTGTATACTATAGGGTGTAGAATTATCTCTATGCCCTTTTATTGTATTTGCATTTGGAGCTTATATGAAAATCATCGCACTTTCAGATCAGCATGGGAATCTAGAGCAGATTAGAGAATCATGCGATGTAGTAATAATTGCCGGAGATTGGTCTCCTTTATATTGTCAGCAAGACTGCATGTCTGTACTTAATTGGTGGGATAAGAAATATGTGCCTTGGATGAAAGCTCTTAAGACTAATCACATAATAGTCATTCCAGGAAATCATGACTTTGCATGCACATATAAATTCTTTAAAGAAGATCTTTATAAGATTCTTGCTCGTCATAGAATAGATGATAGAGTCCATTATCTTTGCCATGATAGTGTCATTATAGATGGAAAGAAATTTTATGGCAACCCAAACAGCGAATCACCAAACGGGTGGGCGTTTTCAAATCAGTATAACCAGATATATGAGTTTGATGATGACGCTGATGTTCTTATTACACATCAGCCGCCACGATTTGGAAACGTTGGGTTTGTTAAACAGTTTAATAAGGAGCTTGGTTCTGTAGATCTTCGTAATGATATTCTTAGATCAAACATCGAACTAAACATTTGTGGGCACATTCATACAGGTGATCATAATACTACACCTGTAATTCTTAATAATGGAAAGCTTGCTAACATTAAGAATGTGTCTATATTAGATGAAGATTATAGAGTTGCTTATGAGCCAGCTATTATTGAAATTTAAGGATATGCACATGATTCATTATTTATGCGACACGTCATGGCTTTTATATAGGGGCTATTTCAGCTGCTCAAAGATTTGGGAAGAATATCCAGAGATTCATTTCTTATGTAAGAAAATTGAGTCATTGCTTGTAAGAAAAGATGCGACTGTCCATCTAGCACTTGATGGGCGTGACACGAAAGGTAGACGACTTCTTGGTGAAGCTTACAAAGGCAATAGATGTAGAGATGGCCAGAGAAGCGTCTATGAGGCTCTATCATCGTTTGTTCACTTGATTCACAATGATCGTATAAAAATATACTTTAATAATAGTTATGAATCAGATGAGATTATCTTCACGCTGTCTAGGACTTTAGAAGGAAGAAAGAAAATTATCTCAGGTGATAAAGATATTTTACAGTCATTGAAGCCAGACACTGTCATAGATAATGGCACAGACCGCGTGATTACAGAAGAGTCTTATAAGTTTGAATACGCTGATAAGTTCTTTGAAATAGAGCCAGCAAAGCTGCCAATCTTTAGAGCAATCGCTGGTGATGCAAGTGATACTCTATATCCACCAGTAGCAAGGTTCCCAAGAAAGTTAGCTGCTCACATAGTAAATTCTTTAAATTATTCTGGAGACTGCCCGTCAGTATATCAATTAGATTGTGTTAAAGAGTCTCTGAAAGATTCTGAGAAAAAGTGGGTTGATAAACTAATTGCAGCGTATGATAAATTCAAAGTCAACTTTGACATCATGAAGTTGAATGTCATTGAAGATAATCTTACCTGCGACTATGACAGAGAGCAAGTTACAATAAGTGATTTTCTTAAGTCAAAGATAGAGAGATTAAACCTATTGTGAGGTACAAATATGGATAAGAAATTAGAAGCAAGAATTGCAAGATTAGAAAGAATGATGAATCGTAAGTCTGCTAAGAATGAAGCAGCTGATCCAGTTGCTAATGCTGTATACAGAGCAGCAGATAGTATTAGACAGATTGTAAATGATCTATGCAAGACATTAGCATATAGTGATATTACTAATTATAACGATGTAAATATGGCGCTTAAAGTATGTGAAAATACTTTCTCAAAAGAAGCTAATGATCGCTTCAGCTCTATTTTTGAAGATAGAGAGAACGGAAAAGAATTTTAATACTACACATCATATGATTTAGCATCAGCCCAGCAGTGATGTATATTTCATTGCTGGGTTTTATTTTGCATAGGATTATTAAGTATGAAATTTGAACTGTCTGAGCTTCAAAAGAGCTCAATAGAAAAGCTTAGATCAATGAACGCAGCTATACTTGCGCTCTCCCCTGGATGCGGAAAAACGCTCTGCGTATTATGTCATGTAAAAGATGATCTACTAAAAGACAACAATCATAAGTGTATCTTATTCATTCCAAAGTCAGCAAGAGCTGCATTTAAGAAAGAGCTGAGTACCAAACTTGAGATTCCAGAAAATGATTACATATTTGTAACTGCTGGGAAGACTATTAAGTATGAAGATATTTCCAATAAGAGATATATCATTGTAGAGAATTCAGTTGTCAATAAATACATCGAAGATTTGGTTGCTCTTGCTAGTACTAACACATGCCATCTTGTTATAGATGAAGCTCACTCTTTACAGAATCCAAAGTCTGTGTTTGCTAGTGCAGCATGGGAGATTAGATGCTATTGTAAGAAGATTATCGCAATGACAGCTACTCCACTGCTAAACGACATTGAGGGTCTATTCAATGTTCTTCACTTTGTGTACCCAAGAGTGTTTCAGTCGTGGTTTAAATTTAGAGCAAGATATTGCATTACACAAGATAGAACTATTAGAATGAAGAACAGATTCGGAGCTGTAATTCAGAGAAAGATCACTGAAATAGTAGGCTATCAAAACATGAAAGAACTGAATGACGTTCTTGATAAGCTTATTATAAAGGGCTGTGTTCATTATAATGTAAATTTTAACTTTCTTGAATGTGATCTTGACAAAGAATGTGAAAAGCTTTACACCATGGCAGCGAAAGGATTCTTTGACATTCTCTATCATCCTGAGAAAGTAAAGAAGAAATCAAAAAAGAAAGATGGAGAACCTGGCAGCCCAGTAGATGATGCAAAAGATTTTGGTGCTAGGGTTCATGACTTACAGCGAATTATAGACACTAAAGACAATGATGAGTCATTTGTTACAAATAAGATGAAACTTCTTTTGTCTACAGTAAAAGAAATCATTGATCGTAATGAATCAACTCTTATATACTTTGTATATATTGATTCTCTCGAAAGAGCTGAGCAGCTGTTATTAGAGCATAAGTCAGAGATTGGATTTAACAACATATATCGACTAACTGGTGCAGAGAAAGAAGATTATCGTGCAAAGATTGAATCAAATCTTGGATTAAAAGACATCATACTATGCTCACAGGCTGCATCACAGTCACGCAATCTTCAAAGGTCAAATAATATAATCTGCTTTCACTGTGATTGGTCGATTGGTAGAGTAATTCAAACACTCGGTCGCGTTTGTAGAATGGACTCTACATATGATCAGCAAAATATCTATTTTATATCAGTGAAAGACACTATCGATACATATAAGACATCTTTATTTAAGAGTCATAAAGCGTTAATAAGCACTCTTCTTGGTAGTGAAGCGCTTGGTACTTTGGACAGTCTTGATGATCAATGTAATTATATTGATGTCGATCTTGGCGCTGAAAAGAAGATGCTTAAGGATAATATGCTTTGGCGTAGAACTAAGTAGAATTCGTGTAACCCTAGTAGAGTTTCATCTGCTAGGGATTTGTTGTATAATATATCTAATTATATTAGTAAGAATCATGCTTACATTGAGTCATAAGTTATGGAGTGATTTGATATGAGTTTTATAAAAGTTTGCGAATTTCCTGATAAGCCAGTTGATGCTGATACTAGACAGAGTAAAGAGGCGACTCAATTATTAAATACATTTCTATTAGGGCCTTCATCAAAGAGCTGTAAGATTGAGTTTGTAGATACTTCTAGTGAAAATGATTCTAATCAAGAATCTGATCAGTCAACTTCACAGAATGAACAGCCGCAGCAGCAGTCACAAAGCAGTGCATCTCAACCATCTTCAACAAGTCAAAGTTCAGATAGCAGTACTTCTACTTCTGATAATAATAGCTTTATTAGAAATTACTCAATATTAGAGGCATATAGTTATCTTCACAGAGTATTTGAAGATGAGCCAGCTAGAGAT